TACTGCGGGTACAGCAGGTGGTGTTGCTACAGCTGCACAGACTATATACGGACAATCTGCTAACTTTGTTTTAGCTAACTCTGCAGCAGGTTATATTGCTGGTCAGGCAGGTGGTGCTGGAGCTTCAGGTGCTGTGGGCGGTTCGATAGCTATAGCTACTGCTGCTACATCGCCATTATTTACAACTGCGGGAACAGCTGGGGGTGGGGTATCTGCTGCCAATGCTACCTTTGCTGGCGGAGCGATAACTGGTTCAGGATTACTATGGTCTCAGTATGCTGTGGCTGCAGCTCCTGCTGGAGCTAACGGATCTGGTGGAATGGATTTTACAGGATCGCTTTTTGGTAGCTCTACCAAAACGGCCTTGATCGGAACTGGTGGACTCGGTGGAGGAAGTGTTAGTGGTACATCTGTAACAGCTGGTGCTGGCGGTAATGGAGGACCTGGGTGTGGCGGCGGAGGTGGTGGAGGTGCCAATGGTACTACCGTTACCGGCGGTGCTGGTGGACGTGGCGGAGACGGATTAGTAATATTTGTATTTATTTAAAGGTTTAGTATGTTAGGCACAATAATAAGCGGGGCTTTTGGATTAGTCTCAGAAGGAGTTAAAGGATTCTTTGGCGTAAAACAGAGACAGGCTGATTTATTTGACCATGGGATTCAGGCGTTCAGCGATGCAAACAACTCGGCTGCGTCAAGAGAGCAAGCCATTGCCACAGTCTTATCTTCAGAAATGTCTAGTGGTTATTGGTTAGCAGCAGTGTGGCGTCCATTAATTATGGTAGTAATAGCTGGATTAGTAACCGCCTATTTTTTTGGATATACTACGCCAAATCTTCTTATGCCAATGCCAGAAAATTCTTTAATCGGAGAATTATTTGAAATATTAAAAATTGGTATTATGGGGTACATGCCTTTAAGATCAATTGAAAAAATTGCAACTCAAGTAAATTTAGGACGAATTATAAATAAAATCCTCGATAAAAAAGCTGGGTAGAAAAAAATTATCTTCTACAATCAACGTATAGCAACAAATAACCCTTTCTAGATGATGTAAGTCCAGAAAGGGTCTTTGTTATTAAAAAGGGGCTTAAAATGCAACTATTACGATTTCCTTAATATTTCTAATAATTGAGTGTCATTATAGGCAAATTGTATTCTTTTTACATCAGTTTCTTTAATTACTCTTAGTTTTTCTAAGCCATCTAGTAAATCACGCATTACTTTTACAAAACTGTGCGTTACAAGCGGAACTTCATCATAAATAATTATTGGTTTAGCCTCGACATTTAGTTGTTGTAGTGTTAATACCTCGAACATTTCATCCAGTGTCCCAAAACCCCCAGGTAGTATTACATAGGCGTCTGCTTGTTGACTCATTAGTCGTTTTCTTTTAGACATGTTATGAGCAGTTACTTTAGCAAATTTCTTTGACCCAGCTTCTACTTCTAAACACTCTACGGATACACCGCTTAAGAGGCCTTCATCCACCCCTGCGACACCCCGTGCCAAAGCCCCCATAAGCCCAACCTCTCCACCACCATAGACTACATTGTACTCATTTCTGGCTAAAAAGTTTCCTATTGAATACGCCATGTTCATATATTCTATAGCAACATTATTTGAGGCACTACAAAATACAGCTACGGATTTTATCATTTTCTCCTCCGTGGAAATTGTGTTGGATCGTAGCGCGAGTCATCATATACTAATTCATACTCATCTACAACCGTTCTAGTTACATCATCATAACAACTTTGCAAATCTGTGTAAGTTGCTGTACCTTCCCATACATTACCATTAAGCTGTTCCGTAGAAAGTACTCCAAAGGCTTCCTCTACCGCATTTTGTATGCTTGAGTCTGGTTTGGTTTTTAGCGCCATTGCTAGAGTTAGCGAAGTTGCTGCATGTGCTAGGTGACTTAGTCCTGATTCTTCATCAGTATCATTACCATTTAAGTACTTATATACATGGCGCAAAGTTGCTTCTAAAAATTCTTTTTCAGGCACATCTTTCCAACAGGTGTCATCTCCATATTTGTTTACCCCAAACTCCCGAACTTTAGCAATTTGTTCAAGTGCTGTGTATGGTATTAAACTTAATTTAGGTTTTCCTTTTGTATCTTTAGCTGACATATTACCCCCTGAATCCTAATCTGTATGCTTCAAAAAGAATGGAGCCATCTTCATTCTCATTTATATATTCTGCATTTTCGTATGTTGTTTTTGTGGCTACATAATTAAATGCTCGATCAAATAATTTTCTAACTTCGATTTCAATTGTAAGGTCATCTGCATCTTTATCTACTAGATTAGCTATATAGTTACCAAAGTATTTAAACATTTCTTCGTTTGTCATGTTAACCTCCAAATCCAGATTCGTATGCTTCTCGTAAAACCTCATCTTTACCGTATTCATACTCTAAGTTTATTGCATAATCTATGTTAGTGCGTTCTACTAAATAGAAAAAAGCTTTGTTATATATTTCTTTTGTTATATCAGTCATTCTACTACCTCCTTATTATTATATGACACTGATCCACAATTATTGCATCTGTAGTACTGTACTTTTCGTGTCTTTAACACTTTTGTTCCGTCCTTCACCAAATTCTTACCACCACAGCAATTACATATTAAGTCATGTGTTTTACCAAATAATGACCTATTTATTTTTGTTTCTACATATGGTAATAACTTTTTAAAAATAGCCTCAAGTAAATCGACATCTTGTTTATTGTAGGCTAACATTTTTTTAAGAGCCTTTAGATCTCCTTTTGCACAGTCTACCCAATAGCTGTAGTTCATTGGCATCTTCCCGCCAAGGCCTAAGAGCTTACCTATATAATCCAGTCTGTTAGCATTTAAATTAAAATGTTTTTTAACTAATTTGTAAGTATCTATTTGTGCTGGCATTTTAATTGGGGGTAATTCATTAATTAAAACACGTGCTTGCAAAAATTTGTTGTCAAACTTATCTGAATAATGTCCAACTATATAATCGGCTTCGTTTACAATCTTACTAAAAGCTTCAAGTAATGCCTTGTCATCATGAGGATTAAATGAATCCCCATCTTTTACGCAATCTGCTATGGATAAACCTTTTGCTTTACCCTTGTCCCCTAAGAATTTATATGCAATAGTAAGAATTGACTTTTCTTTTACAATAAAGTTAGGATTGATAGGATCATAAAGACTGAAGAAAAAACCTTCATTCATTAGTGTTTCTATATCGTAGAGTAATATTTTAGGGGCTTTTGTCATTTGTATCTCCTGTTTATAATTAAATTATAACATACTTAGGCAGTATGTCAATTAAAAATCACCTTTTACTTTTATTTTCGCTTCAACTAATTTGCAACCATTTGTACAAGAGAAGCCTATTGTTTTACCCAAGGATCCTTGCCTACTTTTTACCACTTCTATTACGAAAGTTCCAGGTGTATTATCGTAATAGTCTACTTCAATCTTATTCTTTTTATCATCCGGATCTGCCTCTAGTTTAAATGTTCCGGTAACTCTTGCTGACTCTTTGTTCCACACTTTTAAAATTAATGCTGCTGTAAAGCTTATATCTTTACTTTCGCGAGCTTGATCTTGATAAGGGGTTTCTCCAGACGTAAGTTGTGAGCCACCCATAACTATCATTTTTAATTCGTTTGCTAACTGTCTAAACTTTTCTACCACATTTTTAATTTCAAGATATCTTTCTTGGCGATATTTGTTAATCGGAACTAACTGTATATAGTCGATAAATATTATTACTTTCTTACCAATTTTATGAAGGAATCGTAGTGTATCTTCTAATTCATCTAAGCCAACATCTTGGTCTGTTATAAATAGTTGGTTAGATTTAATATAGCTATTGACTTCTGCTACTTCTGGTAGTTCTCCTTTTTGTATTTTTTGTTTATAGATTAAATCATCTTTGTACCCTACATCATCAAACTTAGTACCATTTAAAGTTTTAATTAACCTTAAAATGATATCTTCGTTTGGCATTTCATAGGATAGATACACACACGCTGTATTGGTTTGGCGAAGTAAGTTAGCCATCACATTAATCATAAACAATGATTTACCGTGGTTTGTTCTACCTGGTATAATAACTAGGCCATGTGTAGGTAGCTTTACAAACTCATCCATTCCTTTCCAGCCCAAACTTAGACCTTCCTCAATGTTTGAAAACAAGCTTTCAATTGTAGGTTCTTCAATTACACCACGTAATATTGGTTTTCCTATATCAATCCTGTTTTGGTATAGCTCTATGATAGTGTCCATAGGAATATTATCAGCTAAATCTGCTTTGTCAGGTAAACTGCTGACATTAATTATGGACATGCTGTGAGACTTTACAAGATCGGCAACTTTGTTCATGGCGGCGACACCCACCTCATCGTTGTCTGGCCACAGTATAACTGTTCTACCATTTAAAATTGACCAGTCTTGTGATTGAACATTAGTTGCACCTCCCTGCCAAGACACCACGTCAGCTTTTGTAAATATCTTTGCTGCTGCATCCGCGGCTTTCTCTCCTTCAACTACAATAACCGGACGGTCATCTGTATGTAGGAATTCCGATCGATATAGTTGTAAGTTTGGTACAGTTGATAGTATCCACTCAGTTCCATCCCAGATCATCGGACGTATCCATTTTTCTTTTTTGTCACCTTTTCTAACTACATACATCATATGTACCCCATTAACATAATAGGGGTAATACGTATAGCTTGTATCAGTAAAAGGAACAACACCTGGTGGGATAGGCTTAGGGTTATTTAAATTTTTATCCATTCCTTTATCCTCCTCAATTATCGGTTCACGTTTTAATTCTTCCCATCCACAGTGAAAGCAACGATAGCTTGTACCTAGTTCTGTTGTGTAAACAGAGCATGTAACTAAATGGCTTTTCTTTCTAGAGTCGGCACACTTAGGGCACTTTATCAATGATTTACTACGAATTAAGCTCATCTTGTAATCTCATCACTAGTTCAAGTAAAATACTAATATCTGCCTTTATCAATTCTATGACTTCAGGAGAGTCTTCAGCAACGGCTAGACTATCATGGAGGAGCATAATTAGCATGTCTACCTCATGTAGTCTGGACTGAATATGTCTAATATCTTTTATCATAATTACCTCTTTGTATTACGAAAGTATTTTGTATATACTCCTGTATCCACGCGATTTATTGAGGTAGATAGTAACTCTATAACGCCCATATAATCTTCAATGTGTTTATATACAACTTCCTCGTTAAATGTTCTACAGCTATATACATCTAGCATAAGTAAGCCTGTTTCATCCCAACAGTGAAATGCGATATGTGATGTTGCCAGATTAATTGATCCGGTAAATCCTTCGTTACCTAAATCGGTTACATAGGTAGCTTGTGGTTTTGTTACAGGAACCATGCCGATTTTTCTAACTAGTGTTTCTAAAAAATCTAAAGCATCTTCTTGCTTTGTCATTGGGGAAATGATTGTAGCGTTAATTAGAAGATGTTGGTGTATTGGTTTAAATTTGTCCATTTGCTTCTCCTTTTGGTTATCTCTTAACTTATATCATAACATCCCTAGGATATAAGTCAACAATTATTTTAGTGTATTTCTGCCCACGTAGCACCAATTCGTGCATCTGCATCTAAGATACATTTAAAATTAAAATCTAATCCCGCCTTCCGTATAGATTCTTTCAGTTGCTCTGCCACATCTTCAGCTATTTCTGATCTGCATTCTACCACCATCTCATCATGAACATTGCAAACATAATTATAATCTCTTCCTATTCTGTACCCTTTCGAGTGCATAAGTAGGTACGAGTTTACAAGAGCTTGCTTCATTATTATAGCCCCTGCTGATTGAATAAGTAAATTCAAAGCAGAGTATTCTTTACGTGGATGTAATGGTCGTCCATCTAATCCATTTAAATAGCCTCTCCCATTAAACACTTTCTTTATATCACTTACTAATTCACTGTATCCCGTTAAAGAATCGGCAATCTGACTTCTTATATAGCGGCCCGCTTTCATCTGCTCCGTTTCTTTGTAAGAAGATTTTCCCATGTCGCCCATTGCTAACTTACCTAGCTTCATATCACCAGCACCATATATAAGTGCGTATAAGATACCTTTGGCGGAGTCACGTTTATTTAATCCTAGTAGGCCTTGATTGTATGTATGGAGATCTCCGGTAGCAGCTATATCCGCAAAGAGACCCCCGTCATACGCAGCTAAGTAGTGGCCAAGTACGCGTGATTCAAGAGAGGCCGCATCACAGTCAACTAGTTTCCACCCAGTTTCTGTTATCCAAACGTTTCGCATACGAAGATCCTTCTTATCAATCTGAGCCATATTTGGATGTGAGTGGGTTGCGCGCCCTGTGTTTGCACCATTGGTTATTACATCTCCATGAACCCTACCAGTTATAGGGTTAAGGCATTTTAACCAGCCATAGTCCCCATCTTTTATCATCCCCATCATTTTTTGTAAGCGAAACATTCTAGCAATTCTGATTGCACCATCAATTTTTACTGTTGCTAAAACCGTCTCGTCAATCTTAGCCTGACCCTTTTCTGTAAACACGGTAGGGGTCCAGCCTAAAGATTTTAAGTAATCTACTATCTGCTGTCTGCTTGTTGGGTTTGGTTTATCAAACCTAAATTCCTTTATTACTAACTTTCCTCGAGACTCATAGGTATATGTAGTAGCTGTCTCTTCTCTCAGTAGTCCACGCTTTAGAATACTTTTATAGTGCGTAGTATCTTTTATTGGAGGCATAACCTCTACCATATGATCATAAATCTCTTCAAACTCTTCGTGTAAATTTTTATGTAATTCTTCAGCTTCACTTACGTTAATCTTAAATCCAGCAAGAATTTGTAGGGTTATTAGGTATGCATAGCGATGCTCTAAGGTAATATAAGTTGAATTTAAATCTATCTCTGACATAAATCGGTCGCGTAATGCTACGGATACGTTAACGTCTTGTTTACAGTAGTCAACCATCTCATCTGAGTACTGACTAAAATCTGTAAAATCTAGTTTTACTGTTCCTAAGCGAGTTGCCCACGCCCCTAAGCTGTGCCCACCCTCCCGATCGGGTTGCTGTACTCTGCTAATTAGTAAGGTATCCATTACTTTATTTGGGTTATATGTTATACCATAAAGCTTGTTAAGGAGTGGTAAGTCATACATTAAGATATTGTGACCTACAATTTTATCTGCTTCGGCAAACATATCATTGATAACTTGTATTGAGTCCTCGTCTTCAAAAGGTTTAAAGACGTGCTGTCCATCGGAATCAGCAATTACAACGCACCATACTGTTGTGGCCGTTAGTAAAAGCCCGTCTGCCTCAATATCTATTGTTATGATGTTTGTCATATTACCATCCTCGATTATATTTATCAATGTGGTTATTCTCTAGCCAATATAGTATGACTACGACTATTACTATTTCTAGACAACCGCCCCCGAGAAAGGAGGTAACGAGGGCGATTGTTAGAACACCTAGAATTTTAGAAGCCAAATGGGTCATCTCTTTTTACCGTTGGTTTTACTGGTTGTTTTGCTTGTACTCTACCCATAGCAGACTCTCCGTCATCATCTACGTCAGCTGGAACACCTACAATAGCCTGTAAGCCATAGCGTTTAGCGTACGTTATTGCACTACCTAAAGCTTGTGGGTCACGTTCCTTAGCCACTACTACTGGTGTTATACCAGATATATACTCCCCACTTTCATGAAGAAGCATTGTCTGAACACCTTCTTCGACAACTACTTGTAAGAAGGCGATCCCATGTTTGTTTAGTGCAGGCTTCACTGCGTCAATAACTGCAGGAAGGTCCGCATACTTTGACTTAAAGAATGGGTTGCTAGAATCTTTCGCCGCAAATTTGATTTCTGATTGTGCTTTAACTAAAGCAGCAGCCAATTTTCCTAATGTTTCTGAGTGTCTCATACTATTCCTCGCTCTTTGATTTTAATTTAACGTCTGTAAGGATTACATGTTTATCGCCATCTTCATCATACGTAACCGTAAACTCGTATGCTCCGTCTATAATCTTTTCTACTATTGTTCCTGTGCATTTTTTCATTTTTATCTCCATATTAAGTTATAAGTTAATCATACCATCATTAGCTAGTAAGTCAAGAGAAATCGAAAGGTATCATAATGTGTAACCTTTTTGTTTAAATAACTAGCATAGGATAGATCTCGGTAATTATTAATAATATCAACTCCTGTAAGCCAGACATCTTTTCCAGAAAGATAGTCCTCTAAATGTTTTCCAAGTGCTCTAGCTCCACGGCCTTCATTTAAAAAAGCTTTGTTAAAAACTATATTATATTCAGGATCAATAACCACATGTCCTTCGTAATAACCTAGTCTAGGAACATGTATAACAGAAGTTGCAGTAGGCGCCATTTGTAGATAAGTGCCTGAAAGCATGATAAATGCCCCTGCTGAATGTGCATATCGCTCTACAATCATTGTTGTTGTTTTTGTATGCGCATCTAAAAACAATATTATGTCAATGGCAGAATTAACCAGTCCACCATCAGTTTCAATTTTAACACACACGTTGTTTTTGTCTGCCAAGGCTTCGTACTGTGTTTGAACACTAAAAACCATAGCTGGGTCAATATCCCCTTTTATTATTATACATCCTTGGGTTTTTCCAGTATATACAGGCTGGGAAAAGAACACTCCAGTAAGTACTAATAAACCGGTTCCTATAATAGCCAGATTTGCTAAAATTACTTTATTCATAATGACCTCGTACTAATTCAGTTGCTCTATTTAATACATCAACATAGCTTAAACCCGTATGGTCACAGATATATTCTAATGTTTCGCCCGCAAAAAACTCTTCGGCGTCTTTACGAATTTTGTCTGATGGTGCCATTAGGTCAAGCATTGCTTGTAAAATCACGGCAATCCATAGACGTTGCATTGAATCTTCGTATTCAGGACTGCGTAGTAAACCTATTCGTAGAGAATTCATTGCATGTTGTATGTCTTCAGCTACTCTTTTTTCTTTTTTTCTCATATGTCCCCGTTTACAATGTGTTACTCAGTATGCTATACTTTAATATTAACATAGGTGTATGATATGTCAACAGATTTTTTTAAGCGTAGTCGTTTTAATAACAAAAAGGTTACAAGACGTGGTAGGACCTATGATTCAAAAGCTGAGGCCTCCTATGCCGACACCCTACTATCAATGGCCCGAGTTGGTAAAATAAAAGAAGTGAGGGAACAAGTTAGATATCCACTACCAAACATGGATGGTGAAATGCGAATGGCCTACATTGCTGACTTTGTTGTAATAAATAATAGCGGGGAAGAGTTTATTATAGATGTTAAAGGATTATTAACTCCGGAAATGAAAGTTAAACTCTCTTATTTTCAATACTATTATAAAAAGAAAGTGCACCTAGTATTTACAACTGGCGCACATGCATATCGAACAGAATTTTTGTTATAATCTCTACTGATCAGAAGCCGTAGTTTTTACAGGCATTTCTTTTATAATAAAGCTAGGCAATACATACTTTGTATCTATAATATCTAGATATTCCAATGCTTCTGATTTGGTTATTTCAATAAGATTACCTGTGCCATGATGCTCTTTAAAATATAGGTAGTCTTCATGGTCAAGACCGGGAATCGTATACGAAAGTAACGGGTGGTGACGACCAACTTTACTTTTTACACATAATTTAACGCTAAAATCTAATGCCTGTAAATAAAATTTCATCTTGATCTCCTACGATTTAATTAATGTTACGTTACTATACAACTGTTTTTGGATTACTGCTTTGTAAGCAGGTTTTACTTTAAATTCTTTGTTTTCTTTTATGCAATTCCAAAATCTATTGACTTCTTCAACCATAAGATCCTGTATTTCTTTATTAGGTTTGATATAATAAACGACTAACGGGGAAGGTGAGTCAAGACCTAAGCAAGCCAGAAGACCACCACAATAACCGGTTACAGCGATCTGTGCATAAACTTGCATTACATAATAAGCTGGTGCTTGCTCATACCACGACATTATTTTACCCCGCGTAGTCTTTGCCTCAACTACGTACATCTTACCTTCTTTTTCTACATACCCATCTAGACTGGCTGATAATTTACATTCGTCATGAATCATCATTACAACTTCTCCATTACCTGGTTGTTCAGCTGCAATACCTTCTAAGTATAAAGCCTGAAACACCGCTGGTTCATAGATTCTTCCTTCTCTCATATATATGTTATCCGCTATGACTTCGGGAACTAATTTTGATTTATAAACCTTATTAGCTGATTTGTAAGGGTTCAAGCCAAATAGGCTGGCAATATCTGTAGCCGTAACATGATCCATACGCACACGCAACCATTCAGGACTACCATTTTTAAAAGTTAATTTTTTCATTCGGTATCCTCATCATTGTTATCGGTAGGTTGGTGTGTTACAGTTTTCATTTTTTTAATTGAAGGTAAGTTTGTTTGTAATACTATTTGTGTAGGTTTTTCTTCGATTTTAGTTTCTATAGATGCCTTACGTGGAGTCTGATAAACACTTAATTCTTTTGCAAGTTTGAGAGCTACATCCAATGTTATCCCTAATTCCCTACCATTTTTTAAAACTAATTGTTGGAACTTTACTGCATCCCCGTCTGCCAAATCAAATATTTCGTCTAGAGTCGCTTGTTTTACTGCAGCTATCTTTTTTGATGGTGGTCGCCCAGCTGGATTTCCTGATACACCTTTTACGAATTTTCCATTATTACGAATTGCATCCATCTCTCTTATTTCAGCAATTGTTATTGCATTCTCTTCGGGTTCAAACCTGAGGTCACTCCCTTTATCTTTATTCTGATCTTTAGTAATTATTTGAAGATTGTTTGGATGATGTAAACCACAAACTAGTGGATTACTTAAAGGTATTATATGATCTACTTCATATTCGGTACCATTAGTTGCAGACATGTGCTTTGCCAGCTCATAAAATTTATTTATGTCGGCGAAATCTTGTGGTGTCATCCACGGAGGGGTTGCTGTTTTTAGCGTGTCCCTCCGCTTTTGACAGTGTTTTTTATTTGTGTCTGTTGTTCTTTTATTTGCCATATTAGTGTTTCATAAAACGTTTAACTGCTAACATATGTAGTGCTTTGAAAACAAGAAGTGGGGAAATTGCCATCACAACTATGTACGCACTTACTGCTAAAAATTCTAACATAACTACTCCGGTTTGTGTTGTCTATACTTTAATAGTACCACATCTATCTACATTGTCAATATTTATTTGTCATCATCAATAGGTGTTCCCATACCATCATAGTCTAGTACATAATAAAGTAACTCTTCATGTATAGATTGATATATACTTTCTATAAGATCAGCTGAATTCTTAGTTTTACGCAATCTTGATATATCTTGTATTGCATTTAAAGCTAAGTGGTACATATCTAAGATAATTTCATCTTGTTTATTTTCAGGTAGAAATTTTGAGACATCCTTATGCGTAAAGACTGGTGATGCTACAGGGCCTGCTGCTGGTAGCGCCTTAGGTTCTTGTGGGATATTAAGGTGTTGCTTTAATTTTTCTTCATCAATAACTCTGTGACCGTTAACACGTTCAGGCATAGTACGTAATAAATCTAAAAGGTGCTCTGGCGACACCCCAGTGATGGAGGAGTTGGAATCATAGCCCTCAACTTTTCCATTTTCTTCGTTTATTAAACATATCTTAATTGAGTATATGTCACGCCCTTTTACTTTAGTTTTAAATAATCGATACTGTTTATTTAAGATTGTCATGTTTCAAATCCTCGATTATAAATTGAAGAGTATTAATTAAATGTTCTAAATTATCTGTTCGTAGATAGTTATCTAGGGTTCTTTCCAATACTTCGAGTAGAAAATCATTGTCCATTAGAATCCTATTGTTTTTTATTACTTTATGGCGGCGTTTCATATAGGTAAGTAATGTGGGGCTACCTGCCCCGTTGTTATTAGAAAGGTAAACCTGAATCTACTATATTTGGTTTATTACTTTTTGTATAAGTCTTTTGACTTGTCGTAGTACTTTTTTTATTATTGTCTTCATCTTGAACCACCTCTAGGTTAAATGCTTTATATTGTTGTCCTGTTTTTGTTTCACCAACATGTGTGTGGCCGAATACTGGAACTACCAGGTCTCCGTCCCCATTTAAAAATCCTGCTATGTCAGCTTGTTTTATAGTAATAGTACCTTTAAGGTAGGTCTTACCAGATTCTTTAGCTTGATTAATAAATAGTCTTGATATAAATTTTCTTTCCATTGTATGTTTTTCCTCCGTATTACAATGCTTTATTTAAGTCTAGAAGTACATCCTAGCTCTTAAATGCTCTTCGCAAACTGATTTTAAAGCTCGTGCTCCGACCTTTAATTTCATTGCTTTATCTACTATATCCCAGATTTCAGATTCAGTCAAGGACAAATTTACACTAGCCAATTTTCCCATGTGGGCATATTGTTTAACTAAACTGTCGACGGGTTTGGTCATGATATTATAGAAATCTTCGCGTGTTAAATCAGACAATAATTCTATTTGTCCCATGCGCCCAACTAATTCTCTACTTAATCCGTACTTAACTAGATCTTCTTGTTCTATTTTAATTGATTCATCCGTGCTTTCATTAGAATAATCAGCAAATCCCATTGATTTTTTATTTACACCTACCTGACTACGCTTTTCTTCAAGAAGCATGGAGAAAGCCCCACCAAAGATCCATAGGATGTTACGTGTGCTAATAAAACTACCCCCTTCTTTTACTCTATCAAGATGGTCAGTCATCATTCTCTCATCTTGACCCTCAATAAGTTTTAAAAGTTGAGATTGTACCTTGGTCGAGTTTACACCTGAAGAATCAGACCCTGCTGCTATTTTATCTATCTCATCTAGAAAGATAATCATACGACCAAACTCTTCTTCATTATTGTTGCATAATTCCATCGCTTCTTTGAGTATAGACTCCGTGTCACGACCTACATAACCAGAAGAAGTAAAGCTCGAAATATCTACAATCAATACTTTTCTATTTAAAATACGTCCTAGTGTTTCAACTAAAAATGTTTTACCACTTCCTGAAGATCCAATTAAAACTAAGTTACTTTTCTTTAGTTCAAATTCTATCTTGTGAGCTGGTTGTTTATTATGCGTACAAATAAGAGCATGGTAACAGATTGTAGTAGCTAATGCTTTCTTTGCTTTTTCCTGACCAATAACATAATTGTCGAGTTTTTTAACAATATCGGAAGGAGCTAGGATGGGTTCAAATGTAGGCTCAAGAGTGAAACCTCCATTTGTAAGTACGTCTTTTAAATTTTCACTCATTACATACCTCTCAAATTCTCAAAATATTCTTTAAGGAGTCTTGCTGAATTATTATTTGAGGTGTGATACTCCGAGTGAAAGTCACTCGCAAAGATTGTTGCCTCAATAAATCTTCTTTCCACTAATCCTTTAACTACTTTTCCACCTGCATAGACCCACTTCTTAAATTCATTATGCGCCCCTTTCATATCATTTGCAAGCACTTTTTTAAATAATGTCGAATTTTTTAGTGCATTTAATCCAAGATTGAAGGCAAATAATACTAATGCATCAAATTGAGATTGAGTAATGTAGATGTTTGCTGATTCTACCCAATCTAGTACTGATTCCTCAAATATCTTTAGATCTAAGTCTAATAATCTGTCTACTTGGTCCATTGTTAAGCTTTTAACCATTAATGGAGGCATTCCAGTCACTGCTGTAAGATTTTTATCTGTTGGGGTAAGGATTAAGTGCCCCACACCAATTGTACGTTTACCTACGACATCTCTGTATACTTGTAGCTCAACGCCTTCTAGTTCTTTTAAAAGTTGCTCTGCTGCGTGACTAATCATACTAAACCTCATAATCGTATACGATGTTGCGGGAAACTTTAATTTCTAAATGTCCCATTAAAGCTACAAAATTATCAAAAGCAAATGGTCGTTTGTTGGTTAAGCACTCAAGAAGGACTTCCTCCGGGATTCCGAGCTCCTGCGACACCCCAGCAATGCTATGGTATGTTGTAATATAGGATTTTAATTGACGCAGAAAAGATACATATGCTTTGGTTGAAACTATTTTATTCATTCTATTAATATGTTCTACTCGTTGCATAAGATACCTCAGATTATATTTTAATAATAACATGATCTAAATTATAAGTCAACTATAAAGATGGTATATAAATGAATAAGAGTAGAATTATACTATAGTTAATTCTTTTACTCTAATCAGAATAGACTATCTTTACTTCTATACCATCTATATAACTCTTATACATCTTTATATCTATACTATAGTCTACTAGTATAATTAGGTATAGAGTATAACTATAGTATAATAGAGTTAGAGGGTAGCATACTTTTATAATAAGTCAATAAAAATTATTTAGTATAAATTAAACACTGTTTAAAAATAATAGTTGCATATATGTGTGGTTATGGTACTATTAAATTATGGGAACGATCTTAGATCATTGGTTTTATCCTCCCAAGCTGTAAAGAAAGTTAGAACAGCGCATGAGGTTATCCTCACCTGACTCCCCCTACCAGAAGGGCAACAGGAGACGCCAAGTTGAACTGCACCTATAACGAATACAAGCCCCTTGACAAAATGTCGGGGGCTTTATTTTTGTAAAATAGTTGTTGACATTGTGTATGTATATGGTATGATTAAATTAAGGGAAACAAATAGAGTAATTAAAATGACCTTCTCACTACTTGCATTAGTTGCAGTTATAGCTTACTTTACAATTGGTATGGTAGCTTTAATATCCGAGATTGGTAGAGCCGAGAGCGCTATCCAAGCTAAAAAAGACAAAATTAAACAAAAAACTGGATTTGATATAGACCGGTAGGCAGGTTACAATGGCAGACAATATGACACCATCAGAATTCTTCGATTACAATACACTAGATACACTAGTGTATGCTGATACTCCAAGATTCTTTAGCTTGATCCAATACAAGAATGGGTTAGGTGACTATGCTGTAAGAGTATTTGGTGAGGGTACGCGTTACTCTATACCAGATCTAATAGCTGAAAAACCATCACGCTATCAATATGATTCTACTACTGGTTATGTATTTTTATGTACAGACCTATATGTTAGCAGATTGTTTGACATACGTGATGCAGATGACAGACAGATGGCAATTGATTCTGCTATAGTGGACCTAACACGAGGTGATTACTATACCACAGTGGAGAATGAGCTAATAATATTCGAGGAAGATATCTTTCATGATAATATAAAAGACATAGTAGTTACGCAAGTAGAAGATAGCATATATAGAGGAGATTACGAATGATTATAAACAATGAACATGATTACTATAATGCAGCTGATTTGATTATACGAATTCGGGAATCGGATCTGGATGACGATCATAAAATAGAATTATGCCTTGTTGTATTAAAGGCAATGGAGTATTACCTTGAAATAGGAGGCACAATATGATAAGTAAAATATTAACAATAACATTAGCAATAACTTTCTGTTTAACTTACATCAACTTCACTGTCCAGGTAATTAAACATCTACCACAAGAGAGTAAAGAGATACTTATAGCTGTTGCACGAGGTTTGAAATGACACAAATGGAACGTTTAATTGATGAAATATGTATCAAGATAGGTATAGAACATCTACCAATAGGCTCACTTGAATTACGCACTGTAGATACACATCTACTGGCCATTATTACAGGAAAAGGGCTACAAGGATGCTCCCTACTATGGGAAGATGCACTTACTGTACCCGTAAAGGTGATAGTTAAAGACATCAGAACACATCTAGAACAATACGTATACTCAGGAGCTGGTAGGATATGATACCCTTCTTATACACTTACCTTATACTAATGATAATAACCCTAATTTGGATGATACATCATGACTAGAAAGATAGAAAACCCACCAATTACATACACAGTTAGTGGCTTTGCAGTTAAGGGCCGTAAGTACAAGACTAACTTAGTTGAACGTGGTATATTTAATCCAATACCCGTTAAACTCCATGTGACTGACGCTGATGCACCTATATTCCTATCTGAATCTAAGAAGATAGAGTATGGTATTCATAGAGTTATAACCAACCAACTACATCATGAAGATTATATATGGATTGTAGATAATAAGACTAATCCATTGGCTGATGACCGAGCTTTCTTGACTAATGAGATGGTTGCATTACGTATACTTAACAATGATATGAGGTTGTAATGTTAGAGAAAGACCAACTATTTGTACTCAAAGGTGATATAGATAAGTATTATCGAGTAGTAAAGACAGTACACGAAGCTAGACTTAAACCATGGCGTTATAGTAGTACGGGTGAGATGGTAGCAGACTTATTAAAGAGGAAGTATATTGAACCTATAAGTGTATTACGATTCTATAGTAACGATATGCCATCATTCACATGGCTAGAGTTATAGGTAATAACAGTGTAAGAAACAGTAAGTGATATCAGTAGTAGTGTAATGGATTCGGGTAGACTTAGAACTACCCTTATCTATGTGTACATATAGCTAGAGGTCAGGTAATACCTGGCTTGTAACTAACTCTATGACATTGTAGTCTAGGATAGTATACTCCTATCCTCAAACATTAGTATAACCCCCTCCTGCGGAAACAGTGTCCATTCTACGCGGAGTTTGAAGGGGGATACCCCCGGGAATCTGGCCACCCACCCCGTGCACTATGTGATGGAACCTACACACAAGTATAATATTTTAGATTTTCCCTGTAATTTCATTCTAATGGCCTTTTTAGAAGCATCTAATAAAAAAGGCTAGATTATCATATCCAGCCTCTAGTTTCATTCTGTACGTGCATCCTATTCAATTTCTTGCACTATCTCACAATTCTCTACTACTTCTACTAAATTCTTTAAATTGTACACCAAGTCATCTTTATCAGCGTTTTGCTCATAATCTTCTAATATTAAATGTAGTGCGGAAAGCACCTGGTAGTCATATACTTTATTACTCATTTACTTACCCAATTTATTTATCATGTGATTAATATAAGCTAGATCTTTATAATATTGCTCAATCTCTTTTTTATTCTGAGCTTTAATCTGCCTATTCTTTTTAGAGTTAAGTAGCCCTGTCATCTTAGCATGATGCATATTGGCTTTGTGAGTAACTAACTCTAGGTTAGATGGATGATTGTTTGTTTTTACACCATCAATATGATTTACTTCTAACCCCTTTCGATAGTTCGGTAATATAACTTCAGCTACAAGGGAGTGTACGGCTTTTGGTTTAGCTTTAGATGAATAGTATCCAACTGGGTATAGATAAACCATATAGTAACCATGACTGTTTTTATACTGTTTCAACTCTTGGTTAGTTTCAGTAACTACTATATGGACAGAGTTAGCCTTAAGGATTATGTGATACTTATCATTGATTTTATATTTGGTTTTATAAGGCATCACTAGTCTTCTCTCCCAGTGTATCGTTAGAATAGATCGTCTGTTCACATTTGAGAGCGGAGCGATCGGAAGCGGAAGCGTATTAATTAGAAATCCGTTCTTATGTTAAAGGTACTATATTCAGAGACCCTTGTCAATAGGATTTGAACATCGTTTAATATTTATTTTCTTACAATATCTTACATTTTACTTCTCTCTGATCATTACATGGTATAGACCCACCTCATTACTTAACGTAATTCGGTAAGGGAGTAGTGGACCATTTGATAGATAAGAGCGGGCTGCTACAGTAGTATACTCACAGACCGCTCAAAGTAGTTGACAGTAGTAACGCTTATGGTATTATATAAGTAAGATTAATTTTAAAAGAGACTTTTATGTATGTAAGATTTAATTATTGGACTTCCTTAATATCCATGCTACTAGCTTTTATATTCGGGGCTTTGGCATTAGGGGCAGGTAAGATACTACTAGGGATGCTATTAATCGGGGCTTCTATATTTGTATTTCACTTTGAATTTAGACATGCGCTTGACAACTACCTACGTATGTATTATAATAAAAAATAGGGGGCATGACAAGGGCTCCCTACCTTAGGGCGTCTCGCGGCTAAAGGCGTCAACATGGGCCCACCTTAAAAAAGTGGGCTCTTTTATTTCTTATCACCACAGATGATAATAAGAAATGCCGCTATTATCGATTTTAAAAGAGTTTGCAACTAATGACCAAAAAAGTACTTAAATCCAATTATGTACCGCAGGAATGGCAAGCGGAAATCCACCAGAACCTAAAACGTTTTAACGTACTAGTCGTACCTAGGCAGGCTGGTAAAACTACACTATCTATTAACGAATTATTATTTCAAGCTTTACAATGTGATAGGCGCAGACCTCAGTATGCATACCTTGCACCAGAAAAGGCGCAGGCCAAGAAAATTGCCTGGGGTAACTTTAAAGATTATGCTTCTTTTATTCCTGACATTAAATTTAATGAAGCTGAGCTAAAAATAACATTTACTAATATACACGGACATGAAACAACTATTTATATTGAAGGTGCTGATAATCCTGATCGTTTACGGGGGCTTTATCTTGACGGCATCATTTTAGATGAGATTGCACAAATGCCGGAATCTATTTGGCATAAAGTTCTAGTTCCTACTATCTCTACTAGGGATGGGTGGGTAATATTTATTGGTACACCTAGTGGGCGAAATCTATTCTACCGTTTGTATGTACAAGCTACAGAAGATGATAGTGGTATATGGTATTCTAAGAAATGGGAAGGGTCCGCACTTGTCGAATCGGGACTATCATCTACGTACACTAAAGAGTTTCTAGCTACTCAAAAAGCCTTAATTGATGAGGAAGCCTTTTTGCAAGAATACGAAACCTCATGGGATGCTGCTGTTAAAGGAGCTTATTATGGTAAAACTCTTGCAATGCTACGTAATAATGGTAGCATAGGATTTTATCCCCACAATCCTAGGGTCCCTGTCATAACATCTTGGGACTTAGGTTCTAATGATGCTACTGCAATATGGTTTGCACAACAAGAGGATGGCCTAATTAAAATTATTGACTACTACGAAGAGCAAGGGGCAACCATACAATTTCATACCAACAATATATTAAATAAACCTTACAAGTACGACTACCACATTTTTCCGCACGACGTATATCAAACTCACTGGGGACAAGGGCGGACGCGTATCGATCAGCTTAAAGACGCTTTAGGCGGCAGTAAAATCAAGGTACTACCCAAATTACCAGTAATAGATGGAATAAATGCAGTTAGAGTATTTTTGCAAACATGTAAATTTAATGCTAAAATGGTCGATAAAGGATTAGATGCACTCTTTTTATATCGATCTGATTACAAAGATAACGTAGGTGTATTCCAACAAGTCCCAAAACATGATTGGACCTCGCATGCTGCTGATAGTTTTCGTTATTTAGCCACTGGTATGAAACGATTTAAATCCGACATTATGTTTAATAATGAAATTAACCCTAAGTTTATGCAATATGAGGACTTTAACCCTCTTGACTAATCAAATATCGTGTGGTATTATTAAAGTTTTCCAGTATATGAGGTTTTAACATGGGTTTCGCAACAGCATTATTAGGCGGTTTAGGCGGAGCGGGTGGTTTAGGATCCGCGCTTTCTACAATAGGTAGTTTATTTGGGGCCGTCTCTTCTTTTATGGGTGGGTCTGAAAAAGAAGTATCAATGCCACAAGCAGTAAATGTCGGACCAAGTACTCCAACACCAGATTTACCAGCTAATCCAGCTACAATTTTATCTTCAGACGAAAATCAAGCCATTTCTGATATTGAAAAACGTAGATTAGCAGCCGGTAGAAAAAAAACAAATGCACAATCAACTACACTAGCTGGTGATAATACTGGAAATGGCGCAGTTGAGAGAGTTACATTATTAGGAGGTTAGTATGGGGTTTTTTAGTGGTTTAATGGGTGGCGGAGGCGGTGGTGAACAACAAGTTATTTATCAACCTGCTGCAGCTGCACCAGCTCCATTAGCAGCAGCTTCAATATCAGAAAAAGCATCACCAACACCAGTTGGTGGAGAAGAAGCACTAAAAGCTAAAAGAGCTAAAACGTCGTCATTACTCTCTAGTGACACGGGGTCTACCTTACTTGGAGGGTAAATGGACAAAAATATAATGCGCGCAACAAAGCGCCTAGACAAACTAAAAACTGATAGGAAAAACGTAGAGAACGTTTGGCAAGAAATTGCTGATTATTGTGTAGTGCATTCATCCGATTTTACGTCTACTAGACAAAGTGGTGATAATACAAGATCTAAAGGTACAATTGATATTACTGTAATGCAGGCTATTGATTATCTATCTTCTGCGTTACACTCAGGTCTTACAAACCCATCTATGAAATGGTTTGATCTTAGAATGAAAGATTATAATCTTAATCAGAATCCCGAGCTTAGTCGTTTTTTAGAAAAAGCGCGTGATGATATGTTAGATTGTTTTAATAACTCCGGCTCAGCTTTTCCAGGTCAAAACCATGAAGTAATTCAATCTGTTGTTAGATACGGCCCAGGTTGTTTATTAGTTGAAGATATTCCAGGAAAAGGTATTAGATTTGCAGCTGTACATATTAGCGAGTTATATTTTAGTGAAAATGCATTTAGTCAAATAGATACAGTTTTTAGAGAATTTCAAATGACAGCGCGTCAAATTGAAGAAAGGTGGCCAAAAGAAACTTTACATAACAATATCCAAAAAGCGTGTGATTCAGAGCCAGATAAAAAATTTAAAATTCTACATGTTGTAGAACCAAAAAGTGACGACGTTATGCCTAAAATGAAAGGGCATAATTTTGTTAGTACACATATTGACCTTGAACATAAACAAATTTTATCTACAGGTGGTTACTATGAAAACCCTTATATTATAGCAAGGTTTTCTAAAACAACGACTGAGGATTATGGACGCTCGCCTACATGGCAAGTTTTACCACAAGTTAAGTTGGTAAACAAACTCTTAACATCAATTGTAAAAGCTGCAGAATTTCGAACAGCCCCTCCACTGTTAGTTGCAGATGATGGTGTTATGATGCCTCTCACTGCGAAGCCACATGCAATCATGTACGGCGGGCTATCAATGGACGGTACACCAAGAGTAGCACCTTTAAATGTAGGAGCTGATTTAAATATTGGTAGTGAGTTACTGGCGGGTATCCAAAAAATAATAAGGGATTCATTTTTTATAGATCAATTAGTCTTTAGAGATGGACCTAGTATGACAGCAACAGAGGTTGTACAACGTCAACAGGAAGCCTTAAAACTTTTAGGTCCGGCAATAGGAAGATTACAATCAGAATACCTAACCCCACTAATTAGTAAAGTATTTTCTATATATGCAAGGTCAGGTCGTTTTGGACCAATTCCAGAAGCTTTAAAAAAGAATGAATACGAAATATCGTATATTGGCCCAGTACCAATGTTACAGAAAGCTACCGATATTCAAAAGTTTCAGCAATTTCTGGGGTCAGTAAGTCCGCTATTACAAATTAACCCACAAGTATTAGATAACTTTGATTTTGATACTGCAGCTAGAAAAATAGCAGATAGTTTAAATGTCTGGAAAGATATACTTAGAGACCCACAAGAAGTAGCGGCAATGCGTCAACAAGAGCAACAAGCTCAACAGGCACAAATGGCAATGAATCTAGCTCAGCAAGCTGGACAAATAACTGAAACATTTAATAAGTAGGTAACTATGTTTGGAGGAACAGTGAAAGATATACTTAAAAAATTCTTTGGAATAAGGCCACAGGCAAATTTAGAATTGGCCGAAGCCTATCAAAAAGTCATGAATACACCTGAAGGAGAGAAGGTATTGACAGATCTCTTAAAATTTAGTACAATATTTGATGTTGACTACTCTCAAAAAGACTTATACAACGCAGCTTATAATGAAGGTTTAAGACGAGTTGGATTAAGAATATTAAGTTTTATTAATATTGAAGTAGAAGCATCTCGTAAAACTAAAATCAACCAAGATCAGGATTATAATTAATGGAAGACAATATAAACGTATCACAATCTGTAGAAACTGTAGCAGCTCCAGTAGCTGAATCAGCACCAGTACAGGCAACTGGGTCGGTAGCGCAAGCTCAGCCTATACCATCATTTGTAGATGGTCTAAGTGAAGATTTAAGAGGAGCAAAATCCCTATCAAATTTTAAAGACGTAAATGACCTTGCTAAAAGTTATCTAAATGCACAAGCTCTTATTGGTAAACGTATCCAAGATATGGGCCCAGAAGATTTGGCACACATTAATCATTTACGTGGTGTACCACAATCCCCAGATGCATATTCGTTACCAGCTGAATTACAACCAGAAGCTGTAGATTGGTATCGGAAAGCTGCAATGGAAGCAGGTCTATCTCAAGAACAAGCTAGAAAACTATCTGAAAATTTTATTATGAATAACAGACTAGCAGCTGAAAAGCAACAACAACAAATTCAACTCCAACACACAAACTGGATTAATGATTTAAAACAAGAGTTTGGAAGTGCATTTGATCAACGTATTGATATAGCAAAAAGGGCTGTAGATGCATTTGGTGGACAAGAACTAAAACAACTTTTAAATGAGACAGGTTTAGGAAACAATCCCGTAGTAGTAAAGATGTTTGCAAAAATAGGTGCTAATATTTTAGAAGATCAATTAGTGCGTGCTGATTATGAAAAAACAGCTGGTATGACTCCGGCTGATGCAAAAGCAGTAATGAACAATAAAATGTTAGATCCAGAATTTAGAAGTGCATTGTACTCTGCAACTCACCCAGCGCATGCTGCAGCAGTTTCAGAATATGAAAAATTAATTTCATCAATGAACTTCAAAGGATAAGCTGTAGTTAGCCCCTGTATATAGACTCGTGGATACCGTAAGTATCAGGATAGCCCCATAACCGGACAAGCATTTCCGAAACAACAAACTATTTAATTAATTTAATAAGGTAAAAACATGGCTTATACTATGGACACCTCTTTTGTTAATGCTTATAATGCAATGCTGCATCACTTAGCAGAACAAAGGGGATCAAAACTAAAAGGCCTTTTCGTTGAAGAACAAGCTAAAGGCGAAAAACACTTCTTCGACAGAGTCGGCACATTCTCAGTAGGTGAAATACTTTCAGTAAATTCTCCTATCGAACTACAAGACAGTACAATGTCAAGACGTATGGCAACATTGCGTGCATATGATGCAGGTACGTTGATTCATGACATTGAAAAATTGAAAATGTTAGTAGACCCAACAAACGACTATGTAGTCAAAATGATGAACGCTCATGGCAAAAACTATGACCAAGTTATTTTGAACGCATTGATTGGAACTGCAGCTACTGGTAAAGATGGTGCTGGCTCTCAAGCTTTTGATTCAGCTCAGCAAATCGCACACGGTTCAGTTGGTCTAACAGTAGATAAACTTTTACAAGGCTTACGTATTCTAGAATCAAATGATGTAGATATGGACGCAAATAACGTTTACTTAATTGTAAATGCTAGAGGTAAAGAAGATTTACTAGCTGACACAAAGTTTATTTCTCATGATTTCCAAAATGAGAAAGCTTTATCTGGCAAAATGTTACCATCTTTCCGTGGTATCCAAATAGTTCACTCTGAGCGTTTACCAGCACAAACTGCAGGTTCGGTTTATCGTGCTATTCTTTGCACAGATAACTCAATCAAAGTGGCTAAAGGCATGGATCCTGTTGTTGACATCACACAACGTAAAGATCTTAAAAACTTACCATACCAAGTATACACTCAACAAATGTTTGGTGCTGTACGTATGGAAGAAGGTCTTGTAGTTGATATTTTATTCCAATAATGAGGTAATACAATGGGTGTTAAATTTTCAGTAAACTCAGTTAATATGGCGGCAAATCCTGTTGCTATATTAAGCCGTAAAGTCGGTATGGCAGAACGTCTAATAGATCGCGTAGCCGTAGCTACAACAGATATAGACAATGCTGACGACACAATCTTTTTTGGTCCGATACCATCAAATGCAGTCATTTCATCAATAAGAATATTTAATGATGACTTAGACTCAAATGGTACTCCTACTTTAGCTTGTAACGTCGGTCTTTTTTACTCTGGAACAGGTGGTGGTCAAATTGCTGCGGGTCGCGTAGCAGGTGACGTTATTGATGTAGATTGCTTTGCAACTGCAATAACAACACTACAGTCAGCTAACGTTACTGGTGTCGAAGTACGCTTCGAAGCTGGTGATATTGCTGACATCCAAAAAGAAGCGTGGGAAATTGGTGGTCTGTCTTCAGACATCGGTGGACACTTTCTAATTGGTCTGGACTTAACAACCGCGGCAGCTACTGCTGTTGCAGGTGATATAGTTCTTGTAGTAGATTATATCTAACAAAAAGGGAGGGCCTCCTGCATTGTAGTAGGGGCCCTCTTAATTAATTTAAAGGTTTTACATGGCTTCAGTAATAGAAATTTGTAATCGTGCATTAATTAGATTAGGTGCAGATACAATTATCGATATAAATGAACAATCATCAAAAGAAGCCCGTCTTTGCAATATTTTGTATAATCAAGTTCGTAAAGAATTACTTAGATTACATCCCTGGAATTTTTCAATAAAACGTACTATTTTAGCAGCTGATGTAGTTTCCCCTCCTTTTGAGTATATTTATTCGTATACCTTACCATCAGATTGTATCCGAGTAATTAAAGCAAATGACTTTGTTTCGGATTATAAGATTGAAGGTGGAAAACTTCTATCTGACGATGATGGAATTGAATTAATTTACATTTATGATGTAACTGATCCTACACAGTTTGATACATTATTTACTTCTTTATTTGTACTAAAGTTAGCAATGGAAATGAGTTACAACATAACCGGAGCTACATTTGCATATAGTGGATTACAATCAGAATTCAATCAATTTAAAAGAGAAGCTAAACTATTTGATGCTCAAGAGGGTATACCTGACTCATGGGGAGATGGTGATTGGCTTGGGAGTAGGTAACCATGGCAATAACAAATTATATTCAAACTAGTCTTGTTACAGGAGAGATAGCGCCGGAACTCCAAGGGCGCACAGAATTATCCAAATATAAAAGTGCATTACATACGTGTCATAATTTTTTACTAACAGCTTATGGTAGTGCTTCACGTAGATCGGGCACCACTTATGTATATAATGCAACATCAAACAGTAGTACATCAAAACTAGTACGGTTTGAATATTCTTTAGAGCAATCGTATGTAGTAGAATTTTCCGGATCAACCATACGCTTTTTTAGAGATCAGGGTATTATTCTTCAAGGTAGGGATTTTGTTAACGGGACATTTGTATCAAATATTACAGGATGGACCGCTAGAAATGCAGGTACTGGTGCCATATCACACGATGCGGGTAACCAGCGTTTAAGTTTGACTGGAAGTGGGGTTGGAAATGAAGCACGTGCCTACCAAAGTATTGCAAATCTTGGTGTTTCAACCTACACAGTAACTGTAGATGTATTAGGAGCGTCAGTAACTTATAGGGTTGGTACAACAATTGGTGGCTCTTCTATTGCGACAGGAACACTTACCGTGGGTTCTGCCAAAACATTTACATTTACTCCAACACTAAATGGAACAGTGTATATAGAATTTCAATCAACTGGAAGTGCCCAAATTGATAACGTTCTATTAGATTCACCAATTTATGTTATTGATTCTCCTTATGTTCAGGCTGAGTTAAACGAGTTACGATTTGCTCGATCTTATGATACAATGTATATAACTCATCCAGATCATACTCCATATCAATTACAAAGGTTAGGGCATGATAACTGGCGCTTAACTCAAGTTATTTTTGTTGAACCACCTTATTTAGATGAGAACATAACGGACACTACAATAACACCAAGTGCAACAACGGGCTCAATAACAGTAACGGCTAGTACATCCATATTTGTGTCAACAGATGTTGGAAGGGCTATCAGATATAAAGCTGGCCCAGACAAATCAGATGTTACAACATACACAGGTACTGGAGCACAAACTTATTTTGACATACCATTTTACCCTCAAGGATCTTCAGATTTAATTGTTAATTTTATTGAAAGCAGTGGTGTCCGTACTTCTAAAACCTACACATCAGGAGTACCAAGTGCGGGTCAATTTACTATTACTAATGGACAAGTTAGAACTGGGGATACAGCTTCTACTTCTCAAAGAATAGAGATCTCACCAGTTAATGCCGGCTCAGGAGAATGGGGATGGATGACTATAACTGCATATACGTCTGGAACTCAGGTTACAGCGCTGGTCGAAAAAGATTTAGCTGGAACAAATGCTTCTGATCAATGGAGACTGGGAGCTTGGTCTGCTACAACAGGCTACCCAAAAACTGCAGTTATACATGAACAACGTTTATTATTTGCCAATACTACAAATCAACCCTATACATTTTGGGGTTCCGAAATCGGAAATTACACAAATTTCCAACCCGACAATGTTCTTTATAAAGGTGTTGTTGATAATGATACCTCATATTCTTTTACGCTAAGTGGAGAATCCTCACAAGCAATTTTATGGCTTCGTTCTAAAGGGGCTTTAATACTTGGCACATCTAGTAGTATCCACTCTGCAAAAGGATCAAGTGGATCTATTACAGTTAGTAATATTACTGTTCGAAAAGAATCTGATGTACGCTGTGCGGATATTGATCCGGCAGAAACAAAAGATGAAGTTATTTTTATTGATAAACGCGGGCGTAGGGTCTATTCTGTATTCTATCAGTTTGAAATTGATGGTTACGCAGTGCAAGAAATTGCTTTACTAGCGGATCACTTAGGCGGACAATATCCAATCCAAGAACTTGATTACCAGGATTCGTCAAAAACAATATGGGCTCGTCGATCAAATGGTACACTAATTAGTTGTATTTATTTAAGAAGCCAGGACGTAAATGGATGGTCACGTCATACAATTGCAGGAAATAACGTTTCTGTGGAAGCTATTTGTGTAGTGCCTGGAAGCACCGAAGATGAATTGTGGTTAGAAGTTGCACGTAAAATTAATAATGTAGATAAAAAATATATTGAGCTTTTGTTACCACGGTTTGAGTTTTTAACAAAAGAAAACTCTAGATTCTTAGATTGTTCGTCTGCGTATACTGGGGCTCTTGCCGATGTAATAAGTGGTTTAGACCATTTAGAAGGTGAAACAATAGAGGTTCTTGCTAATGGGGCAGTACACCCAAACGTAACCGTGTCTGGTGGGCAAGTTACTTTAAACTATGAAGTTACCAATGCAACTTTTGGCTATGGTTTTGTAAGTGAGATTGAAACACTACCAATTGATGCAGGTTCTCAGATTGGATCTTCGATTGCGTCCATATCTCGTATTACAGAAGTAGCATTTAAATTTAAAGAATCTCTTGGTGGAGAATTTGGGTACGATGAAGTATCAACTGACATTATACCATTTAGAACATCGGATGATGTAATGAATAGCTCCCCAGAATTATTTACAGGATTAAAAATTTTAAAATTTAATACTGGATTTAATAGAGATTATAAGGTATACTTAAAGCAAGAACAGCCATTACCAATGACAGTTTTAAATATTATTTTTAAGGCACAGATTTCAGATGCACAATAATTATCCTTTAAGAAAATTTCAAATATCAGATATATTTGAAATTAAAGTCAGAAAAGAACAAAGCGAGTTTCACGCAATGAAAGTAGACTTAGCTGAATATGGGGCTTTGCTTCTCAATGGGTACGAGGCCTTGACACTAGTCGACAAACATGGTAAAATTGTTTGGATAGTAGGGATGTACCAAATTAGTGCATCTACAGCCGAAGGATATTTTTTAACAGGAGATGGTTTTGAGGAAGCTTTTGGAGAGTCCCCTAAATTATTTGTTAAAGCAATACGTAAATTTATTCAAGAATGCCCGTTTGTAAGAGTTCAAACATGGTGTAAAGCAGACTTTGTACAAGCTGAAAAACTTATAAAATTAATGGGCTTTACCTATGAAGGAACATTACGTAAAGCTAGTGTAGACCAACAAGATATAAAAATTTTTAGTGTAATAAAAGATGTTTGACGGATTATCAAGTTTATTTAGTAATAGTTCTAGTTTTAATTTAGCTGGTTCTGATGGTGGTTTTAATTCTGCGGGTTATTATGATTATCAACGAGGTAGAGCAGCCAATCAGGGATTAGGACAAGTGTTTGATGTTATTGGTGGGATTGGATCAAGATTATCTGCGTCCTGGGCAGCCAGAGACTATGCAGACCAAGTGGCAGAAGCACAGGCAATTGCATATGAAAATGCCAGAAAAATTGCAGCAGCACAAAAAGAATCAATAACAAAAGCAGCTGAGTTTAGTGCACAGCTTAAAGAACGTAACGCCGATATTTTATTTAACAATGCTTATAACATGCAACAATTTGCTCTACAAGAAAAGGAGCAAGGATTTGCATATGCAATGAGAGTTAGTGGTGATTATGAAGCTGAGTTTGCAAGCTCTGGAGTTCAATTAGGAACCGGGTCTACTAAGGCAGTTGAGCAAAATCTTATTGATGATGCAATGTTTAAATCAGATTCGCGGTACAAAGAAAGACTTAATCAAATACATGATACATTAAATAAAATGCAATCCGAAAGAATTTCTGCGGAATTTGACAGGTGGTCAGCAAAAGAACGCGGACGTTTTCTAGATGCTAATACCGACATAAGATTATATTAAGAGGATATAATGGCAAAGATTAATTTACCATTTACTGAAACAGGAATGACTCCAAGTCAAGTTACTCCTAACTATAATGAACAGGATTTAAACCAAGCACAAAATGAAGTGCTAGGTGCACGTCAAGATTTATTAAATAGCGCAATGTCACAAGCTGAAATGTGGAAAGGTAAATCAGAGCGTGCTGAAATGATGGCGGTTGAAGCTGAAAACAAAGCTAATTTAATGAAGTTAATTCCAGATGCCATGAAAGATATTGGGGGTATTATTGATGAAACTTCTAATAAAATACTCTCATTAGATATTCACCAATTTAAAGAAGAGCTTAAACAAAAAGAACGTGCCTATGTTTTAGACAGTGGTATGAAGCTACAAGAAGATTATTTAAAGTTTAGACAAACGAACCCAGGTAATCCAAAAGCAGCACTTGAATTTGTTAACTCTAAAATAAATCAATCTCTTAGTCAAGCTCCTTCTGAGACATCTAAACTAGATTTTTTATCTAAAGCTTATGGATTAAAATATTCAGCGTTGTCTTCTGCATATGCGGAAAAAAGACATATTGAAAAAAATCAACGCATGTCCACTATTGGGAATTCCTACCAATCCGTACTATCCCAAATTAAAATGAACCCGTTGGATACATACAAACCTATTCAACAAATGAGTGACATTTCAAAAGTTCTTGCAGGAGAGGGAAAGGATCAAGCGTTTATTGACAGATTTAATATACAAGCAAAATCAGATATAATGTCTACTCAAGTTAGAACATTTCTTGATAAAGGTGATCCAAAAACTGCTATTAAAGCATTAGCAACACCAGCTTATAAAGAAAATATTGCAGCTCCTCAATATAAAACCTTAGAAGATTTATCAGTTCAAATGTTTGCAGACTCTAAATTAGCTAGTTATAAAGGGGCAGATATTCGGGCAGGTATCTCTGCGTTACGTAGTGGGGCAATGACTCCCGAAATGCCAAAAGCAAAACAATATGCAGATGCTGATTTTATGTTAAATTTAAAAACAATGATGCCCGCATCATCATCTATAACAGAGTCTAACGTAGGAGATATATCAAATAATCTGATTATGTATTGGAAAGGCCAACCTATAGTGGGTGCGGATCAGACTAAATTTATTATGGATAGAGTTAAATATAGTAACAACCCGTACGAAGTTGCTGGCTATGCAATGGCTTTAGATAGAATTTATAATGAGAAAGAATTGCAATTAGGAAATGTTGCAGGCCAATATAAAGATATTGATGAAAAGTATACTGGAATGGCTTTAGATATTGCACGAGTAGCTAAGCTCGGAAATGATAAAGGGTCATTACAAAAATCTGTAGAGGAAATCAGAAAATTTTATTTTGATAAAAGTAAAGATGAAATTAAAGACTTTAATAAATCTATTACACAATTAGAAAAAGACGGTGGTATAAATTATAATGATGTAGTATCAGATACTTTTAATCATTGGTACTCAACCAACCCAACTAATACAGATCAAATTGCTAAAGAAACAAGAGAAATATTTCGAGGTGCCTATATAAGAACAGGTAGTGTAGATGCAGCAAAAGATTTAACAAAAGCAGCGTTAGTCCGTGATTATCAAACAACAACAATAAACGGATCTAAAGAAATAATGAAAAATGCCCCAGAGCAATTTATTGGTAATGCCAAGTTAGCTCAAAAGCAATTACATGATACATTAGGAACATATTTTAAAGAAGCCGGATTAGAGTATTCTGATTATATGGTAAAACTTCCAGATGGATCAAAAACACAAATTAAAGTTCAACCATTAGATACAGGTAGAAATGATCCTGGAATGAGAAGATATTTAGTGACGGATCTTAATGGAGGGTTAATTCAAAAACCAGATGGTACATTCCTTACATTTGACGTAAAATTTGATCAAGATAGATTTGATAAAGAACGGATTCGAGTATTAAAAGAACAAGGATTAGAACCAGATGTTAGTGACCATCAAATACTTGACTCAGCTAAAGAAGAAGCGTATACTTATCTAAAGGGCCAATCTACTTTAGAAATGGTTGGACGAAATAAACCTGGATCTAGTTTTACACCTAAGAGGACTTAATGAGTATTGTTGACACAATTACAAATATTTTACCTAAAAGTAATTTACAAGAATCTGTAGAAAATTCTATTGTATCCTCAACTGGTGGAGTTACATACGAAGATTTAATGATGAAACATACAGCAAAAGCTGCGGTACTATCAGATCCTAATGTTGTAAATGACGTCGAGCCAGGTAAATGGGAAGCTTTATACGATAGAGCAACTCTACAAGCCAATACAGATCTTGAAGGACTTGGTTTATTTTTATATGAAGCTGCTGTTAAAGACCCTAACTACAATCCCTTAAAAGACCCTATTTTTCAAAGCCTACCTGCAGATCAGCAAATTGAATTAGCACCACAGGTAAAGGATGCAGCAACTCCAGATATGCTTCAGGGGTACATTAATAAAGCAAATAAAGCTTCCGAAATACGAACCAGGGCTGAACAATATGGAGGTTTAGCAAACTTCGGTGCTGATATGGTGGGTAGTTTATTTAACGTTTCCAACCTATTTTTTGCTCGTGCGGCTTTAGGAGAACTTGGTGTCGCAGCTACGGCGGCTATTCGTGGAGGTGAGGCGGGTGCTCTAGTATTAGCTCAGGAACTAGGACGTCAAAAAACTGATCCTACTGTACAATCTTCCGAAGTTGCAATGAATGCGGCTGGAGGTGTTTTGCTAGGTTCTTTATTAGGATCATTTGGAGCAGGAGGTGTTTCTAAAGAAGGTGGTGAAGCATTTAAAAAAGTTTTAACCGGACAATCCGATAACGTTGAGCTACAAACACTAATTAAAGAAGCAGGTTCCGCCGGAGCGGCACGACCTATCGACCCAGCTAACTATGCACTTGCCGAAACAAATGCAGTGTTTAATTCAGTTAGTAGAGTATTAAATCTAGGGGTAGAGTTAGACGGGCTTCGTTCGGTATCCCCATTAGTCCAAAAACTCACATCACAACTTACTTCACATAACTATCTATTAAAAGGTAACACAGAAGGAGTTGCAACCCCAATGAGTGTATTTAACTTAGCAGAATCTAATTTCAACCTTATTTATCAAAAAACAGCTACCAATTTGGAAGACGCTTATACAATGTATAAAGCTGATGGTGGCAAACTAAATAACGCTGGGTTTTTAAATGAGGCAATTGAAGTTAAATTGGGTATAAAACAAACTTCATCTAAGGGCGTATCTAAAGCGTCAGAGACTTTTAAAACTTATTTTGATACCTATAACAAACAAATGGAGAGTATAGATCCAGAATATAAAGGACGTACAGCTTACGACATCCCACATATCTGGAATAGAGAAAAGGTTGTTACTTCTCTAGGAGAGCTTAAAGCAGATATCTCTGAGCAATTAATGCGTATTTTACGTCGTGACGAAAATATGGCAGCAAAACAAGGTAAACTAAAAGAGTATAAAGCCGATAAAGACTACGTACCTGCTGACAGAGAAGATGCAAGATTTGCAGACTACATTGATGCTGTATATGAACGTATTGCATTAGATTCTGCGGGAAGTCATTTTAAACAAGGTTTTAGATTAAAAACTTGGAGTAACCAAAACTTAAAAGCTCGTATGCTAGACTTTGATGCTCAGTTTGTAAATAAGTATAGATCAAAAGACCCAATGCACATTTTACAGTCATACGGTAAAAAGATGTCAAAGTCGTGGTCTTATCAAAGAGAATTCGGTGTAAAAGACCCTTACGAATTAATTGAACAAGTTACTAAAGATTATGCGGAACTTGAACGTGGCATCAGACAACGTACAGATTTACCATTAGAGAAACGTAACCAGTTATTAGAAGACCTTAATAAAAATTTAGGTAGGGATAAAGATAACTTAACTAAATTAATAGATATACATACTGGAAATTTTATGTCAAGCTACAGTCGCTCTGCACGCGATGCATCGGCTATAGCAAAAGCTTTTGTGTATTTAACAACAATGGGTTCTGTGGTTGCTTCAATGTTACCCGATTTATCTAGGTTAGCACAATCCTCAATCAAAGCAATTGGGTTGGATAAAGACATTTTACAATTAGCAAAGACGTCAGCTACTACATTTAAAGCTATTAAAGATAAAAACGTAGCTAGACTTTTTGGTGTTGTTGCAGATCCAGTAATGGGAGTTAGTCGTAGCAGTATGTGGTTAGATATGCCAGAATTAGATATCATGACCAAAATAGAAAAAACAACTCAAGCTGCCAATAGTTTATTTTCAAAATTAAACTTAATGGATCCTATTAACAACTTTACCCGAACAGCAGTAGCTGAAGATGTTTCTGTACGCTTACTATCTGCAAGTAAAAAATTAGTAGAAGGTACATTGGATCCTAAATCTGCGGAAGCAATTGAGATGGCAAAGATGGGTCTGGATAAAAAAATGGCGGCGAATTTCTTAGACCAATTTGATCGTTTTAAAGAGATTCGAGGTGAGGGAAAAGACTCAGTTGTAACTACTGGTATTGATGACTGGGATGTTGGAATAGCTTCTGATTTTGTAGCAGTTGTTAAACGAGCTGTTGATAATACAATTCTTGCACCAACTGTTGGATCAAAACCTCTTTGGACAAATACTCCTTGGGGATCTATTTTGACAATGTTAAAAGGATTTTTATTTTCTTCAACAAATAAATATTTATTACCTTCGTTACAAAATCTGAGTGGTGTAAATCCAAAATTAGCAGCTAGTACTTTAGGAGTTGTCGCTGCAGACTTTGCCATAGCTTCTATGGTAGCACCATTACAAGATCTTATTAAAGGCAGAGAACCTAATTTAGAACCGGAAAATGTATTAAACAGTGTATTGACTAGAAACTCTACATTTGCTATACTTGGTATAGGAAACGATCTTGCGGGTATGTTTGGCTATGGAACACGCGATATGCTTGGCCTAAATTCTCAAACAAGAAAGAACGTTCACTATGATAGTATGGAAGCAGCTAAATATGGTGCCGGTATTTTCTTTGGTCCGTTAGCTAGACAAGGTTTAGAAGCTGTTGATTTAACTATTGATGCAGCACACTCTAGACAAGACGGGTTAACAGATAGGGAGGCTCTACGCGCTATGAGGTTTGTACCGGGAAACAATTTATTATATTGGTCTTGGTTATTACAAGCACCACAACAAAAAAATAAATAGGGATTAAATGACAGTATCTTCAACAACCACTCCTATTAAACAATACTCTGGTAATGGTGTAACAACAGCTTTTAATACTGTATTTACCTTTAACCTTTCAGTTGACATACAAGTTATCTTAACTAATACTGCTGGAGTTGATTCAATTAAGACTCTAACAACAGATTATACCGTAACGGGGGGTAGTGGTTCGACAGGTACTGTAACAATGCTAGTTGCACCAGCTTCCGGCGAGTTACTTACATTACGTAGAATAACAGCCAAAACCCAAAATACCGATTACATTGAAAATGATTCATTTCCAGCTTCAGCTCACGAAGCAGCTTTAGATAAACTTACGTATATTGTACAAGAATTTGATTCGGAAATTGATCGTGTTTTAAAAACTCCAGTAACATCTGGTTTGACAGACATTGAAGTGCCAGTTGCAGCCGGAGAATTTATAAAATGGAATGCTGCCGGAACTAACTTAGAAACAACTTTATTATCTTCTTTGGGAACTATTGCATTCCCTGTTACTAATGGACTTCTTGCCTATACAGGATCTACTTCGTTAACTCAAAGAACAATAACGGGAACGGCAAATGAAATTACTGTGACAAATGGAACTGGGGAGTCTGGTAATCCAACTATTTCTCTACCTTCCGCTTTGACCCTTACTGGAAAAACAATAACTAATGGTACGTTTAGTAACCCAACAATTAGTATGCATGGTAATGATCTAACTATTAAAGATCAAACAGATACAACTAAACGTTTTCAATTTGAAGCTTCTGGAATAACAACAGGTACAACTCGAACTCTTACCGTGCCAGATGCGTCTGGAACAATTGCGTTAACCTCTGCTATTTCTCCTTCCGATGCACAATATATAACACTTGCTACCAATGCCACTTTGACAAATGAAAGAGTTTTAACAGCGGGTAATGGTATCTCTCTGACAGATGGCGGTGCAGGTTCAACATTAACTGTAGCTAACACGGGGCTTACAGGAACTGTCTTACAAGTAGTGTCTACACAAGTTACGGCAACAACAACTTCTACATCTACTACCTATGCAGATATCTCAGGTGTAACTGTTAACATAACCCCTTCTAGTTCCTCCAATAGAGTACTAGTTCTAGTTGATCTTTCAATAGCAACTGACTCAGCAAACAATGCCAGTATCAGAATAGATCGTGGTGGGACTGCAGTAGGTTCGGGTACGGCAGCAGGATCTAGGTTTGCTGCAGGTAGACAAACATATGTGAATGATTCTACAACCATGCAAAACATAACAATGATTTTTGTAGATTCGCCAGCAACAACTTCTTCCACAACTTATAAAGTACAATGGATATGTAATACTGCAGGTACAAACTATTTAAATCGATCCAGAACAGATACAGATGCCTCTAACTTTGCAAGAGGTTCAAGTTCTATAACAGTAATGGAAATAAAAGGGTAATTATGAATATACAAGATGCATTATATTTTTATAACAAAGATTTAAAAGCAGAATATACTGTAGGTGAAGATTATGAATCACTAATTTGGCACAGTGTTGATATACCAAAACCATCAAACGAAGACTTACTAAATGCCTATATTGCATTCTTAGAATATAAAAATAGTACAAGATATAAAGAGTTAAGAAAAGCAGCTTATCCTTCAATTGAAGATCAACTTGATTTAATATTTCATGATGGTTTAGATGCATGGCGAGAAGTTATCCAAGACGTAAAAAATAGGTTTCCAAAATGATTGACTGTACTTCATTAGTAAAATTTGGTAATATGACATCCGGAAGTGGGTTAGCCCAGATTTTTGATAATGATATTTCCGACACCGGTTATGCAACTGCAACTCAAGGATGGGCTGGTGTAAGTTTAAGCTCTTCTAAAATAATAAGCAAAGTGGAAGTAACAGCGGCTTCTAATGGATTTGACGCAAGTGGCTTAACCACATCCATAACTATTGATGTTTATGCTAAACAAGGCGCAGTACCTACATCTGCTACTGGGGGTACAAAAATTGGTAGTACAGGGTCTTTTACGGATATTAATTCACAAATAACAAAAGTAGTTAACTCTAATAGCTCAATAGCTTATGATCATGTTTGGGTTGTAATAAATACTGGGGTATGGGCTGTTGCTTCTATTGTTAACATTTTTGAAGGTGAAATACTAGGAGCTCCTGTTGTTGTAGCTTCCGATAGATATTCTTTGCAAAAGTCTTTAAACACAACAACACCATTAAACTGGGCTACAACAGAAGTTCCAGGATTTAGAATAGCTACAATATCTGACAGCAACGCAATTGCTACATGTATGTTAAGAATGGACATCATTCACAATAACGTATTTTCAGGTGCGGTCGGTATTGCGGGTAGGATATTAGTTAGAATGGGCAACACTTGGGCAGAATGCCAATCCGCAAACTTCACATATATCCCAAATGCAGTAAGTGGAAAGAATATTACAGATGTAACCGATCACTATGGGAATATTAATATTTTTATAAAATATCCTTTACTAGCTAATAAGTATTATGAATTCTCAGTCGCTAGTACTGCACATTCTACGGGGTCTTCGTCTAATGGTTTATGTAGTATCTTAGCTGAGTATGGCCAAGGGTTAAACTCCTTTATTATAAGTGTCGATAAAAATGAGGTGTTAGTATGAACCCGTTAAAAGAATTAGATACAAAGTTAGATGACGTTATACACAAATTAGAACGTGTAACTTTTCTCAGTGATATTCTAAAAGAAAAAATAGATGAATTAGAAAACTTAGAAACGCGAGTAACTAAACTTGAAAACTTTCAAAGTTATGTCAAAGGTATTTTTGTTACAGCATCCGTTGTTGGGGCTGTGATACTAGGGTTTGCAGTAGATATGTTAAAGAGGTTATTTTAATGGCCTATATAGATAAACGGTTTGTAAGATTTGTTCCAATAGAAATAACAACATTTACCGACATGGTAACAGGGCTTGTTCCTGCAAGTGGTGGTGGGTCTGATAAGTTTTTATGTAGTGATGCAACTTGGAAAAATATTACAACGACAAGTATGTTTTCAACAATTGCTGTATCGGGGCAGGGTAACGTAGTAGCCGATACAACATCCGACACATTGACATTAGTTGCTGGGTCAAATATTACTATCACTACCGATGCGACTGCGGATAGTATTACAATATCTGCGTCTGGTGGTTCAGGGGGACTTACGGATGGTGATTATGGGGACATAACTGTATCTGGAACTGGCACTATCCTTACGGTTGATGCCTTACCTATTTCAAGAATTACCAATTTACAAACAGCTTTAGATAATAAAGTTGACGATACGCAGCTTTCAGCTTTCGGAGCTACTTTAATTGATGACGTGGACGCAGCTTCCGCCCGAACAACATTAGGACTTGGTACGTTATCCACACAATCGGGTACATTTAGTGGTACATCTTCTGGTACAAATACTGGCGACCAGACAATAACATTAACATCCGATGTAACCGGATCTGGTACGGGATCATTTGCAACAACAATTGCAGCAGGTGCAGTATCACTATCTAAAATGGCCAATATGGCTACTGCTTCTATATTAGGTAGGAATACGGCAGGTACTGGCTCACCGGAAGTTCTTTCAGCAGTTACAACAAAATCCCTACTGTCTTTAAATAACGTAGAAAATACAGCCTTATCAACTTGGGCAGGTACGGCCAACATAACAACAGTAGGTACAGTAACTACTGGGTCGTGGAATGCTACTAATATTCCTTTAGGTAGGGGTGGTACTGGGGCTTCCCTAGCAAGCCCTATCGCTGATAAACTTATGTTCTGGGATTCATCAGCTAGTGCTGTAGAGTGGCTTACACTTGGTACAAATCTATCTATAACTGGCACTACTCTAAATGCTGCCGGAGGTGGTGGAGGTGGGTTATCAGATGGTGATTATGGAGATATAGTAGTATCTGGTACAGGTACCGTAATGACTATAGATTCAGCCGCATCAATTCAAGTTGCTGAAATAGGAGTAGGATCTGCAACAAGCGGGTCTAACGTATTACAGACTAATGGTGATATTTTATTTGATGCTAATAGCTCGGGAGATTGTAACATCTCTTATAATAAAGATACTGCTGGTGATGCTGCTCAATTCTTCTTTAACACTAATTACTCTACTAGGGCAATTGTCGGAACTCAAGGTGACGATGATTTAACAATTAAAACAAGTCCAGACGGATCTACATTCTATACAGGATTGGTTATTAGTAAGGATAACGGTAACGTAAATATACCTACAATAATAACAGAGCAAGATGCTAGAGTAGCTACCTTAGCAACTGCCTCTCTACTAACATTTGGCTTAACAATATATTGAGGATTAAATGGCAACTTCACCAAACTTTACTGCAACACCTAAAATCGCTTGGTCAGGAAACTTGACTACAGGTACTAACAACTACGACGGTACGTCAGGTACTACTGTAGTATTTACTGCTGGATCATCTGGATCTTTCCTAAGATCATTAGAATTAGAGGCTGCGGGTACAAACGTTGCAACAGTACTAAGGGTATTTATAAATAATGGGTCGGCTGTGGGCACTGCATCGAACAACGCTTTAGTAATGCAGTATTCTTTGCCTGCTACTACTGCTTCTGCGACTGTTGGAACTCCGCATGTTACAGTCCCGCTTAACTTGGCTGTTCCAGCTGGCTATGTAGTTAGGGTGGTATTGGCAACAACAGTTGCTGCTGGTTGGCAAATATCCTCAGTACACGGAGATTATTAAAATGTATTTCATTAATGGTACGCCATCTATAGCTGATAAGATAAGGATAATCAAACCTGCGAGTGGAACGGCTGGTACTCAGAGTATGATACCAGTAACTATACCACAATGGGCTTCTGCTGTAATGATTATGGCTATTGGAGCTGGAGGATCAGGAGCAGGTGGTGGTACTGCTGCACTAGGAGCCGCTGTAGCTGGGGCCGGTGGAGGCGGAAGTGGTGCTGTATCTAAACTTTTTATACCTACAATTCTATTACCTGGTGTTATATACGTAACTGGAGGTATTGGTGGAGCTGCGGTAGCAGCTAACACTGCTGGTAATGCTGGTACATCATTATACGTATTGGCCTATCCAGATACTTCGCTAACGGCTAACACTGTAATAATACGGGCCGATGGTGGTGGTGGCGGTGCCGTGGCTGGTACTGCGGGTACAGCAGGTGGTGTTGCTACAGCTGCACAGACTATATACGGACAATCTGCTAACTTTGTTCTAGCTAACTCTGCAGCAGGTTATATTGCTGGTCAGGCAGGCGGTGCTGGAGCTTCGGGTGCTGTGGGTGGTTCTATAGCTATAGCTACTGCTGCTACATCGCCGTTATTTACAACTGCTGGAACAGCTGGTGGCGGAGTATCTGCTGCTAATGCTACCTTTGCTGGCGGAGCGATAACTGGTTCAGGATTATTATGGTCTCAGTATGCTGTGGCTGCAGCTCCTGCTGGAGCTAACGGATCTGGTGGAATGGATTTTACAGGATCGCTTTTTGGTAGCTCTACCAAAACGGCCTTGATTGGAACTGGTGGACTCGGTGGCGGAAGCGTTAGTGGGACATCTGTAACAGCTGGTAGCGGTGGTAATGGAGGACCTGGGTGTGGCGGCGGAGGTGGTGGAGGTGCCAATGGTACTACCGTTACAGGCGGTGCTGGTGGACGCGGCGGAGACGGATTAGTAATATTTGTATTTATTTAAAGGTTTAGTATGTTAGCGGGATTAATATCGGGTGCTCTATCGCTTGCGGGATCTGGTGTAAAAGGATTCTTCGGAGTTAAAGAGCGTCAATTAGATACTGTACAAAGTGGGATATCAGCACTGAGTGATGCCAATTCATCTGCTGCACAGAAAGAAAGAGCTATAGCAGACATCATATCTTCAGAGATGCAGAGTGGGTATTGGTTAGCAGCTGTATGGCGTCCAATGATAATGGTTGTATTTGCTGGATTGCTTGTGGCTTACTTCTTTGGATATACTACACCAAACTTAATGATGCCAATGCCAGCTAACTCAGTAATAGGTGAAATATTTAATTTACTTACTATTGGACTAACTGGTTATATACCTGCGAGGACTGTAGAAAAGATCGCTACGCAAATAAACATTGGTAGAGTTCTATCTAAATTAATTGAAAAGAACGTCAACTAATCGTCGTTAAGTAGATTTAGTATTATTACCATAAATATAAAGATTGATACTAACATTAATAGGTTCATTATACTGCCTCCTTATTAAGTTCGTCTTCTAATAAAGCTAGTGCTAGGACTAAGCTGCAGGCTGCGTGTGCTATATGGTTTAAGCCGGACTCATCATCCAATTTACCTACATGTAGATATTTGTACGTATGTCTTAACGATGCTTCAATAAAGTCTTTTGGATCTCCCTGCTTCCAGCATTGATCATCTCCATATTTACTTATACCAAACTCTCTAACTTTAGATATAGCTTTTAAGGCCTGATATGGAATCAGGCTTAATCTCTCTTTACCCTGTACATCTTTAACTGTCATGATTAACCTTCTATTTTAATTGTTGCAGTTTTTATTATATGTATGGTTCCTATTATATCACCTGGGTTTACTGAGAATGACGTATACTTATTATTTACTAACCCTAGTACAACCTCACCAGTAGACTCAGAGTCTAATATTGTTATCCCGTTTACCAATGATACGTTACTATTTAGTGATAAGAGTGGATCTATAGACAGTAAGCCTATATGACCTTCTGGAAGTGAGATTTTAATACCTGTTGGTATTACTACTGTTGTACCCATACCTATTAATACTGGTAGATTTATACCAGCTGTAACTACGATTTGAGAATCATCTGGTCGTATTATATGATCCATATGATTAGCTAATTTAGTTATTTTTACTTTCATGTATTATACTCCTCTATATAACCTAATTTAATTAGCGACTTAACTACCAGCGCGTGTGATCCGCTGTGACTTAACATTAAGTAACTAAAATCGTTACTTGTAAACTGATTGATTACTTTGTATTCTTTTTTATTTATAGTGCGTACACTACCAACTTTATATACAAAAACCTTTGTCATGATTACTCCTTGAAGCCTAGTCTACGAGCTTCCTCTACTACTGCCTCCTGTCCGTACTCTACTTCTAAGTTTACTACATAGTCTATTGTGCGCTTATCAACTAAGTAAGTAAACATTTTGTCATATGTTAGACGTGTAATAAAACGTTTCTGATTTGTAAAAACTGTCATGGCTTTACTCCTTTATATTAAAATATTTTGAGCATGATTTGCATAATAGGATCTGCTTACGTCCCGTCTTGTTATAGTATGATCCACGTTTAATAACATCGTGTGATGAGCAGTGTGGGCATAGGTTTGGCGCATCTACTGCAAATAGATTGCTGTTGATCTTTGTATCTACGTATGGTAATAATCTAATAAATACTTTCTCAAGAAGCTCTACGTCTACTTTATTGTATTCGGCCATCTTCTTAATTGCCTCGAGATCGCCATTAGCACATCGTACCCAATCCATAGCTTCCATCTTGTTTTTGACACCCTCACCTAACCAATACCCTATATGATCTAGTTTATTAGTATTTAGTTTGAAATGTTTCTTAACTAATTTGTATGTATCTATAGACTGCACAGGTTTTAGTGGATCTAACCCGTTAAGTAATACCCTAGAGTTAAACATCTTAATATCATGCTTATCTCCATAATGAGCTACAGTGTAGTCAGCCTCGTTATATATCTTAGCGAAAGCTTTGATTACTTCACTATCGTCATAGGGATCTTTCTTAAGATTCTTAGGGAAGTCAGCTGTAGATATTACCTGTGCTTCGCCTTCTTCAAACCACTTGTATGCTATAGATATTATAGAGTGTGTCTTCTCTATAAAAGGTAGCGTACCCATAGGTCCATTATAGACATTAAAGAAGTATCCTCTATTAGGTAAATTCTCAATATCCCATATTAATATTTTAGGTTTATTAATTGTTGTCATTGTTGTTCTCCTTAGCATTATATCTATTGTACTTCTGTATTCTATAATTGTCAAGATTTATTATCTCAGCACCTAAATACTTCTTAGTTACTGGGTTTGTTTGTATTGTTGACAGCATAGATAGCTGCATCTTTAGTAAGTATTCCATAATCATAAACCAGTACATTAGAAACCTCCCTTACTTTCTACGGAAGCTTCTACAAGCTTACATCCGTTTGTTGTTTTAAACCCAATAGTTCTTCCTAAACTTCCCTGCCTACTCTTTATAACTTCCACCACGAATGTTCCTGGTACATCATCGTAATAATCTGCTTCTATCTTCTCTCTAGGATTGTCTGGGTCTTTTACTTGTTTTACTGTTCCTGTAACTCTAGCTGATTCCTTATTCCACACTTTTAATATAAGCGCTGCTGTGAATGATATATCTTTACTCTCACGTGCTTGATCTTGGAATGGGGTATCGCCAGAGGTAAGCTGTGATCCACCTACTATAATATACTTAAACTCATTTGCTAGTTGTCTAAATTTCTCCACTATGTTCTTAACTTCTAAGTATCTTTCCTGCCTACCTCTGTTCGCCGGTACTAACTGTAGGTAATCTATGAATATAACCACTTTGCGCTTAAGCGCTGCTAAATATCTTATTGTCTCCTCAACTTCTTCCACACCTACGTCAGCATCTGTTATGAATAACCTATCTTGTTGGATGTATTTATTTACTTCATCAACTTCTGGTAATTCATTATTCTGTATCTTTTGTTTATATACTAAGTCATCTTTATAACCTACTGGATCAAAGGCTGTACCATTTAGGGTCTTTATCAACCTTAGTATAATCTCATCATTAGGCATCTCGTAAGATAGGTATATACATGCTGTATTAGTCTGTCTTAAAAGATTTGCCATCATGTTTATTTGGAATAGTGACTTACCGTGGTTGGTACGTCCTGGTATTACTACTAATCCGTGAGTCGGTAGCTTAATATACTTATCCATGCCTGGCCATCCTAGAGATAATCCTTCTTCGATATTCTCAAACATTGATTGTACATTATCGGTATCTATTATACCTCTAAGCATTGGCTTAGCTACATTCTTACGTGTCTTGTATATCTCAGCTATTGTATCCAAAGATAAGTTATCTGCTAGATCTGTCTTTGGTGGTAAGCTACTCACATCTACTAAGTAGATACTCTTACTTTTTAATACTCCGGCTAGTTTATTCATTGCGTCCTTACCGGCTGGATCGTTATCTGGCCATAGTACTATATCCCTATTATCGATTTTGGCCCAATCCGCTAATAAGACTGCTGTCGCACCACCTTTCCAGCTAACAACGTCAGCCTTAGTGAATATTTTAGCGGCTGCATCAGCTGCTTTCTCACCCTCTACCACTAGTACAGGGCGACCATCATCATGCAGGAACTCTGATCTGTACAAGAAAGGTCCCTTGGTATCTGATGTTACCCACCCCTCATCGGTAAGTATGAATGGGCGTATCCACTTATCATCTCCAGATCCACGTCTAGCTATCAACATTACGCATTTGTTATCTTTGTAATACTTATGGAATATAGTATCCTCTGATTCAAAGGGTACTTCCCCATCAGGTATTTCGATAGCGTCTGTAATCTGGACTTTTTCTATCTCATCCTTATCCATGACTATCCTCTCCTTTGTTTGTATGAATTCTTTATAGCCGCAGTGAAAGCACTTGTAGCTATATCCGGATTCAAATTCTATTACTGAGCATGTAGCTAGATGTTTCTTCTTTCTTGAAGATGCACATTTAGGACATTGCTGTAGGGTTTTATTCAACATAAATTTTACCAGCTAACTTACGTGCTCTTATAGATAGTACTTTAGATCTTTCCATCAATAGTTCTACATCTATGATTGCACTTGGGTTATCCTCATTTATAGCTCTAGATGCTCGTATTGCATCATCGACTGTTGTTTTCAACTCTGAGAGTAAAGTCTCTAGTGAGTATTGTTTAACTGTTTTCATTTTATTCTAACTGTACGATTCTCTATCTCGCCAGTTTCCCTATCAATTATTATTGCTTCGGCTATTAGGCTTCCCATATAATCGTATATGTGTTCGAATACAATGTCAATATCAAAATCTCTGCAGCTATATACGTCCATCATTAGTAAGTTTTCCTTATCCCATATATGATATGCTATATGTGACGTAGCTAGGTTTACAGATCCGGTTAATCCTTCGTTTCCTTCCTCGGATACATATACTGATCTGGCTGGAGTTACTTGTACCATTCCTATTTTCTCTATAAGGGATACCATGAATGTATTTCCTTGTGATTCAGATGTTATAGGTAAGGTTACTTTAGCCTTTATTACTAAGTGTTTGTGTATTGGTTTGAATGCCATGTTGTCCTCCTATTTATTAATTTTAGATACCATGTTATTAAAGATAGCGTCAACTTTCTCTAACTGAGATAAGCTAGTGTGTTCGTTATGTACTATGTTTAAATGATATTTTATAAAACTTTTTAATGCTTTATTTTTTGGAGAAAAATCTTCTAGGGTATTTACGTTTTTATAAATAGAGCCTAAGATGGTTTTGATTCTGTTCTCGCTAGGTGTTTCTATTATATTTTTCATTGTTGTTCTCCTGGGTTATGATTTAAGGATACTACGCAATAAAACCGGTGTCAACATATTTAATGAGTTTCTTTCCAAGAATTCCCAACTTTATACTCACCGTCCATTTTACATCTCATTTTAAAATCTTCACCGGCCTTAATAATACCATCTCTAAATAATGATCCTATCTTCTCTGCTATCTCTGGTCTGCATTCTATCTGCGCTTCGTCGTGTATGTTTCCCACGTAGTTGTAATCTGTTCCTAGTAAGAACCCTTCTTTAGTGTATAGCTCATATGAATTTATTAATGCCTGCTTCATTATTATAGCGCCAGCTGATTGTATTAAAAGGTTCAAGGCTGAGTATTCTTTTCTCGGATGTAGTGGCCTTCCATCTAAACCATTAAGATATTTCCGTTTTAGAAATACGTTCTGTACATCCTTAAGTAATTCTGAGTATCCAGTGAATTGTTCTTCAATTGTGTGGCGTAGCTGTGTACCAAGACGCATAAGCTTTACCGGATCCCTCTCTGCGACACCCATGTCATCGGCCTTAATCTTTCCTAACTTAGCATTACCAGCTCCATACACCAGTGCATATATCATGGTCTTAGCACTATCACGTTTAGCTAATCCTGCAAGATCTTTGTTACGTGTGTGTACGTCGCCACTTTCTACCTCGATTGCAAATAAGCCTTTATCGTAGAATGATAGATAGTGTCCTAGTACTCTTAGTTCTAAGGATGATGCGTCACAGCCTACTAGCTTAAAGCCTTCACGAGGCTTCCACAAATCACGCATACGTAAATCCTTTTTATCTACCTGTGCTAGATTAGGTTTGGAGTGTGTACATCTAGAGGTGTTTGCCCCGTTGGTTATAACATCTCCGTGCACTCTTCCTGTGCGGTGATTAACACACTTAATCCACGCATATTGTCCGTCGTTTATCATACCTATTTGTTTCTGAAGTCTAAACATTCTCGCAGCAATAGCAGATGATTCAGTACCTATAGAGTCTAGGATTTTCTCATTAATTTCTGGCTGTCCTGCTTCGGTAAACTCTTTTGGTACCCACCCTAATTCCTTGAAGTATGCTATTAATTGTAGTCTACTGGTTGGATTAGGGTCAGTAAATTTAAACTCCTTAGTTACTACCTTTTTGTTAGAAGTATATGTATATGAGGTATCATTCTCTGACAGAAGGGCACCTTTCTTAATGACTGTTTTATAATGCGTTAAATCCTTTTGTGCTGGCATTAATGAACTTAATTTCTCTCTGAGTTCTTGGTACTCTATATTTAATTCGTCGTATAACTTCTTAGCTCCATCTACGTCTAACGTGAATCCAGCCATGATTTGTTGGTTAATTAGATAGGCGAACTTGTGCTCTATGGTTATGAAGGTAGCGTTGATATCTACTTCAGATATAAGATGGTTATAAAGTTTTTCGGTTACTACTACGTCCTGTATACAATACTTCACCATTTCTTCAGAGTATTGACTAAAATCATTAAACTCCGATTTATGTACGCCTAATCTTTGTCCCCAAGCGTTAAGGCTATGTCCGTTCTCCCGATCTGGGAGTAAGGCCCTACTTATTAGTATAGTATCAACTACTTTGGTAAAGTCATACTTTACATTATACAATCTTTTTAAACAAGGTAGGTCGTACATCATTATGTTATGACCAACTATCCTATCAGCTTTATCTAATATAGATTGTAATTCTACTAAGTGCTCTGGGTTCTTAAATGGTGTGAAGGTTCTTGTGGCTGTACCATTGCTGACTACTACGCACCAAACATCTGTAGCGTCTAAGAGTAATCCGTTTGCCTCAATGTCTAGAAAGTATGTCTTCATGGTACAACCTTATAAGTTATTTAGAAGTCGAAGCCGTCTCCTGTTGGTGCAAAGGCTTTATCTGATTTTTTAAATCCAGGTGCCTGGGCTACTGACTTAACTGCGGCTTGTCTTCCCATTGCCTTTTCTCCGTCATCATCTTCAGCAGGAATGCCTAACATTGCCTGTAGTCCGTATCTTCTAGCGTATGTTATTGCACTACCTAAGGCCTGTGGGTCGTTCTGTTTAGCTACAACTACGGGCGTGGTACCAGATATAAACTCACCACTTTCGTGTACTAGCGTTGTCTCTACTCCTGCTTCTGTTACTATCTGTAGGAACGCGATTCCGTTTTTAAGTAATGGCTCTTTGACTACAGAGACTACCTCTGCTAAGTCGGCGTATTTAGATTTAAAGAATGGGTTAGCTGCATCTTTCTTAGCTGATCCCATTGCTAGCTGTGCTTTTACTAGAGCGGTAGCTAACTTACCTATTGATTCACTTCTATTCATAGTTTCCCCCTATAATATTTTTACTCTGTTATGTCCTATTCTCTCACGAATCTCAGTAGATGTCAAGATAATATCCATACCATTAATGTATGCGAACTTCTGTTCTTCTGTGAGTGCTTTACGTGCTGATGTACTATTTAGTAAGTACTTGTTAAATGCTGTATTAAATTTAGGCTCAGTTACTAATAGCCCATCCCTATCTGCTATACGTGGGGTGTGGAATAGAACCACTGCTGGACTATTTATGTATATATGATCTGCGTGAGCTAGTATGATTGCCCCGGCAGACATTACATATTTAGGTACAATGATATCGAAGCTTCCTGTAATGCTTCTCAGTAGAGCAATTACATCTACCATAGATTCTAATTCTCCGCCATAAGTAGTTAGATTAATGCAGGGTTTGGAAACCTTTCCCAACAGCTGTTTCTTTACACTATCTACCATTTGCTGGTTTACCTCACCATTATATATTACACATGAATTAGCATCGATAGGCTCTGGCTCGGCGTATTGATAAGCAGTATAAAGCATTGATGTGGATATTGCCACTGCGCTTACTAATACTATTGCTTGTTTGAATATTGTATTCATATTATCCTCTATATCAGAGATCTAACTACTAGATTATCATATAATTTTAAGTAGTCAATATCTATTTGTTTACATATATCTCTTAGATAGTCGCTATTAAAAAATTCCTTAGCGTCTTTTCTTAGAAATCTATCTGAAGATTGTAAGTCTATTATACCGTAAACAATTACTGCTAACCACAGTCTTTTATATTCGGATCCGTAATCATCTTGTCTAAGCTGGTTCTTTCTAAGTGTATCTAATATCTCTAGTAAATCGCTTACATTAGTTTTCATCTTATATATCCTCATGTACATATAACTATATTATATCAGTATGTACAAAAAGTCAAGAACTAATTATATAGCAGTTCTATACCGTCGTATATATGCTGTAGGATAATTCTTTTACTAGGTTGATGCACTACAAAGTTCTTATTATTCTCTAAACAATTCCAAAATCTATTGGTCTCTTCTAGTATAAGATCATGTATTATTTTATTAGGTTGTATCTCATATCCTATTCCAGGAAATGGGGCGGTAAGGCTTAGACAAGCCAGGATACCTGACTTATATCCACTAATCATTAATTGAGTCTGTACCTGTAGAATGTATGCAATGGGTGGATTTGAATCCCACTCACGTATTTTCTCTATTGTAGTCTTAGCCTCTACTATATGATTACCTTCTTCACTAATTATATAGCCATCTAAGCTTGCCGATATCTTAACGGTATCATGCGCAATCATTACTACATTACCGTCTCCGGGTTGTTTAGCAATAATACCTCGTTCACGTAAATCCATAAATACAGAACTCTCAAAGATTCTTCCTGCGCGCATATGTATACTATCAAATGGCGGCTCAGGTATGAGTTTGGATTTGATTAGTTTATTGGCTGACTTATATGGATTCAATCCAAATAAAGATGCAACTTCGGTAGCAGTTAAATACTGTCTACGTTTGTGTAGCCACTCTGGAGAACCGTTGGTAAATTTAAATACTTGCATCCTACCCCATTTGTATGGTAATATGTATCATCACTATTCAGTGTAACACAGAGGATGTATAATGTCAACAAGATTTACTAAACGATCTAGATTTAATAACGTAAAGGTTACTGTTAATGGTCGTAAGTATGACTCAAGGTCTGAGGCTGAGTACGCAATGACACTAGTGAGGATGCTAGAGCTTAAGCAGATAAAAAGTATCAAGGAACAAGTAAGATATGCATTACCTAATATGGATGGTAAGTTAAAGATGGCTTACATTGCAGATTTTGTAGTTATAGGTAATAGTGGTAAGGAATATATAATAGATGTCAAGGGTATGTTAACTCCTGAGATGAAGGTCAAGATGGCGTATTTTCAAACATATCACAATAAAAAAGTCCAGCTGGTTTTTACAACTGGACCTAAAGCTTTCGATGTATCGTTCTTAATATAATTTAATACCAAACGTAATTGCTAGATAGAGGAATGTTATCATACCTACTATATAGGATGGTAATATAATAAACACTAGTATATTTCTTAATTTAGTTATCATTGTATAAGCCCTGATAAAATTATAAACATTACTATATAAGTGAATGAGGATACTAAGAACATCAAAAACATTATATATTCATTTCTATTATCCATAACTACCTCTTTTTCATTATTGAATCTACTAGGCCGTAATTAACTGATGCCTCTGCATCCAACCATAAATCTCTTGTAGTATCTTTTAGGATCTTACCAAGTGTGTGACCAGTATTATCAGCTAATATTTGCATAAGTTTTTTGTTAAGTTTTTTAGTGTGTTCGAACGATGCTTCCATATCCTGTACGTTACCACGCGTTCCTGCTGAAACCTGATGTAGCATGAACTGAGCATTTGGTAATATAAACCTTTTACCTAATGTTCCTGAGGAAGCTATTACTGAGCCCATAGAGCATGCGTATCCAGTTACAACTGTAACTACGTCTGGCTTGATTAGATTCATCGTATCTACTATAGATGTTCCTGATACTACGCATCCACCAGGTGAGTTAATGTACATATAAATATCAGCATTCTTATCTTCTGATTCTAATAATAATAACTGGGCTATTATATCATCAGACATTAAATGATTAACTTCGCCATTAACAAATATGATGCGTTCCCTGAGTAATCTGGAATAAACATCCATGGCTTTGACACCCTTGTCGCTTACTTCGTATGTTGTTGGTATAATTCTATTGTTGGTCATCGTTATCCTCATGATCAATTACTTTAGGTTCTTCTTTGGCTGGTATACTGTATTGTATCACATAATTCTTAACATCTTCGTTCTTGGTTTCTATACTAGCCTTACGTGGTGTTTGGTATACAGATAGTTCCTTAGCTAATTTCATTGCTGTACTTAAGTCTAAGTTAAGCTTACTACCATTTTTCAATATCAATTGTTGGAACTTAACTGCATCCCCATCAGCTTCATCAAATATTGCATTGAGTGTGGCCTGCTGATCTTTAGCTATCTTAACAGTTTTAGGTCTACCATTAGCATTTCCTGAAACACCTTTAACGAACTTACCTCTATTACGTATTGAGGTAAGACCTTCTATATCTTTTATAGTTATAGATCCAGGCTCTGCCTCATAACGTATATCATTACCTTTTTCTTTATTCTGTGCGTGAGTTATAACCTGTAAGTTAGCTGGTACGTGTAGTCCGCATACTATTGGATTATTAACTGGTATTATATGATCTACTTCATGCTGTACGCCTGTTGTTGCGCTTAGATGTTTTGCTAAATCATAGAACTTATTAATATGTGTCTTTTGTTCTACTGTTAGCCAGGAAGGGGTAGCTGATTTAAGGCTATCCCTACGTCCGGCGCATTTATCTTTGTTTTTATTTATGTCTGCCATATCTATGTGCCTTTCTTTCTGCTGATGTTTCTAGTGCAAGTTTTAGTGTTGCTGGTATTACTAAATAAGCTACGCTTACTAATATTAAAGTTGTCATCGTATTTACCTCTTATATTAAGTTTATTGTAATTTCTCAAGAATGTCAAGAGAATCTTTATAGTGTCCATATATTTCTTTATACATCTCAAAGCTTACTACTTTGGATTTACTTGTGTGGGCTTTTAGTAATTCGTACATAGCTTCGTTATGTTGTACTTCGTCTTCTAAAGACTCTAAATAGCTATCTAATTCGGAACCTTTTACTAACATTACTTGGTTTTCTTCGTCATTTACTGCTACATCGCTCCAACCTAATGTGTCATCAGTTACGAAATCTTTATAATATATAAACATGGCTTCCTCCTATTGGAAAATTTTATTACGTTTTCTTTGTTGTATACTTTGTTTCATGTGTTCTTTGTGAGCTTCGTTATCGGCTCTTAAGTAACCATTGCTTAAATATACTTTAATACTGTAGGCACAAATTAAACCACCAACTATTAATAAGGTTAATATAACAAGTCTATATATTACATATTGGTCTACAGTCAATACTTGGAAGTGTGTAAGTAGTTCACCAACCAACCAAGCTGCGTCTGCAGCTACTACACCCACGCCTGCTGCTGTGGCGATTATGAATGGGCTTTGAATCTTGGTCATCTTATTTTCCTACTTTATTCTGTGAGGGTTAATTCCCTCTATAACTTAAGTATCGCTCTTTTCTAAACCGAAGTCAATACATTTTATTTAAAAATGTCTACCATCTTCAAAATGATTAGGCATGTCAGTATCTGAGCCGATTAAGCTCTGCTCTATACCTAATTCTGGTGCAAAGATATATATTAGAGTTATAAGTACTACAGCAATTATTACTAATGATAGTATTATTCTATTACTGTCCCTTTGTTGTGCTATATAAAATTCATCTAACATTTTATTACCCCATTAATATTGTTACTACAATTATGCCTACATAACTTAAGAAGGCTACTAGTTTATATATTTCTGTTGAATTCATTTCTTCCTCCTGGCGACACCTACCCGATTAAAGCTACAAGTAGAGTTACTCCTAGTATTATTAATACATATACTGTTACTGATCTTAGTGTTAGGTTTTCTAGTTCGTTATTGTTTTTCATTTTATTAACTCTTTGGTTATATTATTATTGTACTCCTAAAAAAATATCAATACAAGTAAAATCTTTAGTAGGCTCCTGTGCTAGGTGGAACCTAGCTAGATTCAATATTCGTAAAAAGTCAAGTTATTTTTATACAATAATTATGTTACAAACCCTTGACAAGGCTATTTTAAACTTGCTATTATACTAGAAGCTAACTGTAGTAGACTCAAGATACGAGTTATACTAATAGATAATAAGAGTATCGATGTTATCACATCTTACACGAGTTCGATTAAAATACTCTCTACTCTAGAACGATAAACACAATGAAACTAATAGTTACTCTATACACGGTCTAATAGAGGTACTCATAAACTAAAATAATAATGCTTAAGGATATCTGTATCTATTATATTTATCTTGTAATATATGTATATGTGTGATATACTTAAAGTATATAATAGAGGTGTGTTATGACAGATAAATTTTCTATGATAGATAGGATGAATGAAGCCTTATCATTAAGGGACCACGAAGGTTTCTTTGTACTATTAGATAAATACATAACAACCTACTACGATTACGGCTATGTATCAGATATGCTTGGTAATAGTACTAGTGCAGAAGTGCTTAGTAATATGGTTAGAAGCGGTAAAATAACACTAAGGATGCTAAATGTAGTATTACGTACGTTAAAAATCAAACTACGTCAAGAATCCCCACGCAATTATGAGGAGGTAGAGTAATGCAGATATCTTCAGCCGGAATTAGATTAATCATGGACTTAGAGGGAATCAGTAACAAACGGTACAAAGATAGTGCTGGTCTAGATACTATAGGTGTAGGTCATCTTATATTGGATAATGATCCTAACTTGCATAAAGTTACTGGTATATCAAATAGTGATGAGGTTAAATCCCTTACTGACGCACAGATAATGAGGCTATTAGAGTTGGATTTGGTAGGTTTCATTGCAGAGATTGATAGGGTAGGAGTTATATTTACTCAAAGCCAGTTTGACGCACTAGTAAGCCTTGTTTTTAATATAGGCGTAGGAAACTTTAGAGGATCTACACTATTTAAATTATTATCTAGGCATAAAGGATCTAGGATACCAGATAGTAGAGTAGAGGATATATCACAAGAGTTTGGTAGATGGAGATATGCTGGTAAGAAAGAGATTAGAGGTCTTCTAGTAAGAAGATTGATAGAAACATTTATTTTCCTTGACAAAGCTAACGAGGATGCTATAATAGAAGGTGTAAGAGCTTCAGATATGGATTATATAATCTCCGTCTTTGAGGATTACAAAGTAAACAGAGCTCAACGAATTTAGCGGGTAACTATGATTAACAATTTATACAACATCAGAGACTTAGATCCCGACGTTAAGGTTTATCTAGAACCACAGTTTAAACGTACACGTAAACCATCAGATTTGGTAGCAGAATTAGATAAGTTTGTTATTGGTCAAGATGCAGCTAAAAAGGCATTAGCTATTGCTATGGTTAACCATGAGGTTATAACTGAACACAATAGAAGGATTAAGAAGTCTGAAACTAGATTAAAGAAAACTAACTTAATGCTAGTAGGACCATCTGGTACAGGTAAGACATACTTATTAGAGGTTATAGGGCGTACATTAGGAAAGGACGTAATGGCCGTAGATATATCATCTTACACTCAAGCAGGCTATGTTGGTAGAGATCTAGACTCAATTATAACTGAGGCATGTGCTAGGTGCGACGATAATCCCGAAAGAGTGGAAAACATGATCATCTTCTTAGATGAGGTTGATAAGCTATCAGACCAAGAGGGCGTAGGTAAGGTCGGTACATTGGCCGTACAACAACAACTACTAACCCTTATTGAGGGTCAAGAGGAGTATAATGTAACCAATGATAAAGGACGCAATACCGGCTTCCAAGTCGACACCCGTAACATCCTTTGGGTACTAGGTGGCGCATTCACTGCGTACAGAGAATCAGCTATTAAGAAACTTAAGAACCCTACCACAATAGGCTTTGCTACGGAAACCAAAGAACCAGAAGAGTTTGTGTTCGATCAACAACAAGCTATTAAAGCTGGATTACTAAGGGAATTAGTAGGGCGTATAGGGCAAGTTATAGAGTTACATGACTTAAGCAGAGAAGAGTGCTACAGAATTATGGTAGAACCAGTAGATTCTATAGTTAATCAGTATAAGATATTAGGGGAATTAAGAGGATTAAATCTAACACTAACCGAGAAGGAGATCTGGGATATAGTGGACGAAGCAATCCGCTTAAAGCTTGGTGCACGTGGATTAAGGACACTGGCAGACAAGTTAATGAAAGATCGTATGTATATATAAGGAGGATTTAATATATGGCAGATCGTAAATTTATATCAAGATTGTTCCTAAACAAGGCAAAGGACTCAGGTAAAGTATATCTGAAAGGTACAATTAAGATAGCTAAAGAAGAACTAAAGGCCTTCCTACAGAGTGATGGATCAGTAGAGATACCAGTATTCGGGCACACATTCGAAGGTAAAGACAAACAAGACAATGTATATAAAGCATATAATTTAGAGGTAGTATATGAAAGTAATTCTAAAGACGTTAAAGGTTTTAAAAAAGAGAATACTAAAACTTTTAAAAACAATTCTCTAGATACACCATTCTAAGATAAACATAAGACAATAATAGTTATACAAAGAGGGGGCTAGCAATAGTCCCCTTAAATATTTTACTGGACTTTACTTAAGAAATGTAGTACTATTATATTATAGATAAGAAGTTGAGGTACACAATGGCCTACAAATTCAAAGTAAGAGACGAGTCTCCGGAAGATATGGATACCAAAGATATCTTACAGTATCTAGATAGAATGAGAACTAACTTTAAAGACAGTACAGATAAAGATGAACTTAAATCATCGCTAGAATTCTTAAAGAATATGTTAGGAGAGGATAATAAATGACAATAAGAATATTTAAATCTATAGAGTATATGGATAGAGATGGGGAGCAGCCAAGCTTTCATTTGTACCAAGCAAAGAAGGTTAGGTACAACCCAGAGTCAACAGTTATACAGG